ATGGCTTCATTTAGACAACGCAACAATACATGGCGAGCCGAGATAAGTGTAAACGGAATTCGCGAAAGTTCAACCTTTGATACAAAAGCACAGGCACGAGCTTGGGCATCTAAACGCGAGACTCAGTTACGCGAACAATCGCATGGCAAATTACCAGATCACTCTTTTTTAGAAGCTATTGAACGCTACTTAAGTGAAGTGAGTGTTAAAAAGAAAACTCATGAGAATGAAGTCAAGCGAATGGCTTTCTTCAAGCGTGAGTATAAAAAGCTATGTCAAAAGCAATTGGCCAAAGTCACAACTGACGATTTAGTGCAATGGCGCGACTCCCGATTAAAAGAAGTGCAGGGTGCTACTGTCCGGCGTGAAGCAAATATTTTAGCTTCTTTATTTACTGTTGCCCGGAAAGAATGGAAGTGGATTAAAGAGTCTCCAATGGCCGACTTGACTTTACCGCCACCATCAAAGCACCGAGATAGACGAATTGCTCAGGATGAGATTGATAGATTATGTCTTGCAGCAAATTGGGATAACAATGTACCAGTAAACTCAACTCAGCAAATTATAATTGCCTTTCTCTTTGCAATTGAAACGGCAATGCGTGCTGGTGAGATTGTTGGCTTGACTTGGGATCGTGTTTATTTAAAAGATAGATATTTAGTTTTAAATGAAACAAAGAATGGTACTAAACGAAATGTACCACTATCTAAGCGTGCAGTTGAGTTGCTTACTTTATTAAAAGGTCTTGATAAAAAGCAGGTCTTTACTTGTAATTCCCAAAGCTTTGATACGCTTTGGCGTAAATTAAGAGATAGATGTCAAATCACTGATTTGCATTTCCATGATACACGCCATGAGGCTTGTACACGCCTTGCAAGGAAATTAGAAGTTTTAGACTTGGCCCGTATGATTGGGCATAAAGACTTAAGAAGCTTGATGGTCTATTACAATGCTACTGCAAGTGAAATTGCAACGAGGCTAGATTAGCCCCGTTTGCGTGGTCTTCCTTTCTTTGGCTCATCATCTGATTGTTCATTCAACCAGTTTGATAGCTCTGCCAAGTTCCAGCGTCTTCCTTGACCGCACTTAATAACATAGCGCGGTTTAGGGAAGGTTGGTAGGCAGCAAACCGCTGCCTTAAAGTGTACATCTCGATATCCCAAGAACTCAGCAGCTTGAGAATCATTTAGCCAAATATCTGAAGGTGGTAACGCTACAACAAAGTTACTACCAATATTTGCAATCGCTGTCATTTCACCCCTCCTTACTTTCCGCTTTAACTTCATCTACATATTCAATTGCATCTTTCATGCTGAGAAAGCCGCATAACTCTTCACTACAATTTTCATTTTCAAAGACTGTATATGCGAAGACGTTACTCTCATCTATTTCGATAAATAAGCCTTTGTAAATGAACCCAGTAGTCCGCTTGGAGATAAAGAGCTTTACGTCAAAATAAGCCATATCAAATTCACTCATTCCACCCAGCCTCCCAAATCTAAATAGTTTTGACTCCAATCATTAGCGCAATCAGAAATAAATGTTTCCTTTTGCAGTTCATCCATTGCATTCCAGTCATCTTCATCAATGAATTCACTAAGAGGGTAAAAATCTTCCTGAGTGGCATTTGCAATACCAATTGCCATGTAGAACCGAATTTTTAAATCTTTAAATGCTTTTTCACTCATCCCTCAGCTCCCGATTCAACATCCAACAACATGCTGCCTTCCTCTGGATATTCGGTCATCCAAAAGTAATAGCCTTTGCCACTGTGCCCATCTTCAAAAAATTTCTCTGTACACGACAAATTTCACAGAACCCTTATCCTATCAGGGTTCTGCCTTCTTAAAATTGCCAAAATTTCCTTAAACTCTTCTTTTTTCCCAAAACCAATTAAACGCTGAATCGCCATTTGAACATAGTCTAAACCATAGCGAAATAAACTCATTGAGAGTCGTCCATGCTTCTTTATTTTTATCGCTTTTTTTTGATCATGTTGCCATTCACCCGTTAAGTAACACCAACAGAAGCTTATAGCTAACACCGCAATCAATTTTTTCACTCGTCTAGGGTCTGTCAAGCGCGTATTTTCAAGATTAAACCCGCGTCCTTTGAGACAACTGAATAAGGTTTCAATTTCCCAGCGTAATGCATAATCCTGAATAGCATTGGCATTAAACTGAGGAGAAACGACGAGTAAAAGCTCTCCATTTTCTAACTGTAGTGCACTTATATATAGTTTCACCCGACCAACCAAAATCCGTCGTTTACGACATTCAATTTGACCAACTTTAAGATGGCGAAATAAATCACTAATTTTATGATTCTTTCCTAAATGATTGGTGACAATGAAGTTTTTTTAACACGAATGCAGAAGTTGATGTCTTGTTCAATTAACCATGTAAACCACTGCTCACCGATAAACTCTCTGTCTGCGAACACATTCACAATACGGTCTTTACCAAAAATGGCTATAAAGCGTTGAATCAAAGCAATACGCTCTTTCGTATCTGAATTTCCACGTTTATTAAGCAATGTCCAAAGGATAGGTATCGCTATTCCACGATAAACGATTGCGAGCATCAGGATATTAATATTTCGTTTTCCCCATTTCCAATTGGTTCTATCTAAAGTCAGTTGCACTTGGTCGAATGAAAACATATTGAAAATCAACTGAGAAATTTGACGATAATCAAAATACTGACCTGCAAAGAAGCGCTGCATACGTCGATAAAATGATTGTGGTAAGCACTTGATGGGCAAGGCTTTAGATGCAGAAGAAAGATTACATGTTTGCTTTAAAATAATCACAAGCATGATGAGCGCAAAGCACTTTAAATGTGACTTGTTCCATTTTAGATATTTGTTTAAGATAAGATATAACTCATTGAGATGTGTCATAGTATTCGTCGTTAGAAAACAATTATTATGACATTATTTCAATGAGTTATCTATTTTTGTCGTGTACAGAGAAAAAATTTAATAGTTAGTTCAGTTTCAAGTTGATCTAAATCATTTTCACCATCTGGATTTACAAATTCGAGAAGGCTTTTTAATTGGTGACCATTAAGAGTTATGCTCATTGTTCTGCTCCCGATTCGCTTGCTTCTAAAAACTTCAAGTTTTCTGCAACTGCATTTTCAGCTTCGGCTTTTGAAGCGAATTGAAGAATTTCAAAGTTATCTTCATCTTTATAGATATTTGCAAAATATACTTTTGTTGACTCAGTACGTTGCCATTTTTGCAACTCAAGCACTTCTCCCTTATCTATTTCAATGTCATATTCGAAAGGGCAATCAACTACATAATCTGAGCCTTCCAAATAATATGTATCTGTAAGCTTTTGTTGAGTATCTGGCACCGCCTGATCATTATTAATCTGTGCATACAAATCTTGTCTTTCATCAAGCAATTCAGTGATTCGATCTTGAAGACGACCAATCTCAAAAGATTGTTGCACCGCCTGAGCTTTGGCTTTTTCTAGCTCTGCATCACGATGCTTTGCACATCTAAGCCAAGCATCCCAACGGCTATTCATGTTGCTTATTTCTTTTTGAGCAACTTCAGAAGGATTGTTTGATCTAGTCATAAACAGTTCATGCTCATGACTAAAAATAATGTCTCTTCTTCCTTTGTAATATTGGAAGGCATTCAGAAAAGCCTCTCTTTCCTTATTCAAATCTGTCATGCTGCCACCTTCGCTTTAATGCGCTCTTGATATAACTTTGCGTAGTACTCTTGAGCATGTGGAATTTTGTCTTTAAACTTTTGGATCATTGCTTCGTCACGTTTGTAGGTGACAGTTGTTAATCGTTCTCTTAAATCGATTCGCTCAACTAAATCAATTAGCTGCTCTCTATCATCCCAATCATTTGTAAGCTCGATAGGGCAAGGGAATAACCAGAAATCGACCATTGCTTGCTCACAGTCGTAAAGCCACATGTAGCCTTGCATCTGCCAGTCGTAACCAGCCTTCTTTGCCTTTTCTTCTGCCTCATCTTTAAAGAAAGGGTGAGTGCCAATATCCCAAGTGCATTTAGTGTCGATGATCAACTTGTTATTCAGATCAAGAATGTCGCATTCACCAGTAATTAATTCATTTTCCAAACGGCCTTCATGTTTTACATACTGGCGAAAACGAATCTTGCCAGACAGGCTAATTGCAATTTCTTCAAGCGCATTACCTTTAGCCGTGTACTGGTTGCCTTTGAAAGACTTGAACGTGGTCAAGTCCTCCTTAACAATTGTTCTGATCTCAGTCTTAGCTGTATCGCTAAGAACTGAGCCTTTAGTTTTAGGGTCGCCTACAAGTTTATGTAGGCTTGAGCATCGGAATAGCTTCATAGTGCATTTACCTCAGCTATTTGTGCATTAGTAAGTGCATAGCCTTCTAATACATATTCTTTAGTAACTGCATCGGCTTTGATCTGCTCTAAGAGAACCGGGAACTCATTGTCTGGTACAGTTGGTTTAACTTCCTGGACTTCTCCAACTTCCTTCACAGTGACATTTTTAAACCAGTCTTTAGGTGAACTCATGCCATCACGTAAGCTAGTGAAAATCTTGCGAAGCGCAACGATATTGGCTGCTGTAATAGCATCAAGACGACGCTGAATGTAATCTTCAATGTCTTTCTTGGTGACATTAAATTGCTCAAAGGCTACAACAAGTTTTTGCACAGCTTCTGGTGAAGTATCAGCACTTGCATGGATTGTCTTTTCACACTGATTAACTGCATCATCAATAACATCACCGGGTATTACACCTAAGATGCATGCACGTAGACGACGGGCACCATTGTTTGCAACCAATTCATAAATATCGCGTGGATCTGTTAATTTTTTAGATCCATTGCGTGTATAACGAATATGTGGAACCTGAAAAACCTTTGTTTGACGGGTATTTGTTTCAACATCCCAAGCAAATGCTTCAACTGTAGATTCGCCATTTTCAGAAGATAATTCACGGATACCGTACTGAATATTTCCCCAATTCTGAGCAAGCATTTCTGCAAGTCGAATTGATGGACCAGTTACTGAACTACCACCACGAGCATAAGAATAAACAGCCGATTGAGCTAAACCGGGACGCTGGCATGCGTTCATAATTCGGTCATAAGCTTCAATTGGGTTACGTGGGAACTGTTTAGCAATAACTAAAGCAGCTTGTACCTCTGCAATTGCACGTTGACTATCAGATTGAACTGTAGACATTGCTTGAGTAGTAGGAGCGGCTACTGCAAAAGGGTTTTGTCCTGAGTGTTGTACTGGCGCATTCATAATCTTTTCCTAATTCTTTCCTAAGAAGCCTTCTAGAATTTCAGTGAGTTCTTCGGCGGTTCTTTTCAGCTTATGAATTACATGATTTGCATGTTCATCATCTGAAATAACAACTTCGATATAGTCTTTTGAATAAATTGGATCGCTGGTTCTGTTCCAAGATCCTCGATAAACTTTCACTTCAAGCCATCCAACATGAGCTTGGTAAGAAAAGAACGCATCATTTCCAGTAGCGGTTATATCCATACAAAGGCTGATGATGTTTTTAGTTAAGCCTTTAACTTTTTTATTAACTTCCATCACCCACCTCTCAACTCTTTCTTAATTTCTGCTAAGCGATTCAGCGTGTCGCGCAAGTAAGAAATCTTTGTCTTGATAGAAAAATGATCACCTAGCTCCAATTGGATTTGCTCGGTACCACGGCCTACATAGCGAAGATGAATCCAATTGCCACCATCAGTGATGACCGTGTCTTCTTCACTTGATAAAGGGAGAAGGGCTTGTACTGAATCCTTGATAAGACTTTTCAGTCCTGATACTTCGATAATTTCAGGATGTGCATTCATATTGATCACCATGGAGCGTTTAAATGCGCTCTCTAATTCCTGATTCGATAAGGTCTTTAATCTCAACTACGTCTAAACGGTCAACGTAAGCCAAGACCTCTCCATCTTCGTCATAAACGCGAATGTCTTTAATCTCGTTAATTTCAACATCACGCCATGATTGATAGCCGTTTCCATCAATTGAATACTGAGCATCAAAATCAACTTCTAACGTGTAAGCTTCATTTACAGTTTGAAGTACAGCCTGTTCATTCTCAGGGTCGATTGATTCAACTTTGAAAGGAGCCACAACGGTTACAGGTTCGTTGTTAGCTGGGGTAAATGCATAAGCAGCAGTTAGAGCACTAACTACTCCTACAAATCCCATTGATTTGACTATGTTCGCTTTTATATTCATAATCTTCTCACTCATTGAGTAAAAGCACGCAGGTTTTAGTCGGTCTAGCGTGCTTTTTATTAAGGAATGAGTAAAGAATACTTTACATATTATTTGTTGTAAAGTGGTATTTACAAATTATTGTAAACTATACTAAACAATATGCTTTAATAGACAAAAGAAAACCCACCGTGGTGGTGGGTTCGAAGGGGGGATTAGTTGTAATTTTGAGGAAGTTCCCATAATGCTTCTGTCTTTAGACGCAATTTTTTTTGATTTTCCTTGAGACTATTCTCAATTTCCTTTATTAGTTTATGTTGTTTTACTATTTGATCTTTAACCTCTTCAGGAGGATTCGGGATCTCAATATTCAAAAACATTTCATCAGGAATACTGCGTCGTCTCTCTACACTGCCTTGCATTTTACTTTTGTATATTTTTCTTAGAGAATTAGATCTCAAAATCAAATCCAAATATTCTACATTAACTTCTCGTTTTAATCTAAAGATTTTGTATGCTGGGCTTACGGCAGCAGCATCGTAATATTTTTGAAATCCTAGAACACCTTCATCTATAGGGAACCCCATTACAAGTTCATTTTTAAAAACCTTTTTATACCCAGAAATATCAGAACTTGCGACTCGTTTTTTAAATTTCTCATGCTGATCAATTAAGCCATGTTCCATAGTGATACTCATAATAGGTATATTTGTATCCTCTCCCACTTTGACTTTGCCAGACAAGGATAGGAGTTCTTTTAGTTTTATAGTTGGGAATTTTGATTTTATATGTGAATTACTATAGTGAGCATAATTATAAATATAATCATTGCTTCTGATTAATTCTGGATTAACTTTTAAGAAACCTAATTCATTATAATATTTATCAAAGTCGCTCTTATTTAAATCAGCAAAATCTAAATTTTTTAAATCATTTTCGTCAATTTTTCTACGGAAAGAATCTAAACTTAGGCCATCATTTGTCACATTGTAGTAAAAAACGTCAGAATTTGTTCTACCATTATGACAGTTGGTAAAGTAGAGTATATTGGTTTTAACTTTTGCATATGGCAGAAAAACTTCTTTTGGAAGTGAAACTACTGCTTTTAGTTGGGCGTTTTCAAATAAATACTTCCTTACTGGAGCTAAAGCGGCTTTAAAAAGAAAGCCTTCAGGTACTACTAATGCCATTCGCCCTCCTTTTTTTGTTGCTTTAAAGCAATGTAGAACACATACTCCATCACCATCGTTTTTAGCTAACTTATTCTCATATAAGTGAGAATAAGAAGTTTTTTGAGAAAATGGCATGTTGGTTATAACCACATCATATTCAGATTCAATAGGGTTTTGAAGTGTGTCTATCTGGCAAATTCCACTATGCCCATCCCCATGCAGAATCATATTCATTTTTGCGAGTTTTGCATTTGAGGTAATTTCTCTTCCAAAAATAGTATTATGTTTAAGCTTGATTTCTTCACTACTATTGTTTGCAATTAAAGTGTTATCTTTTATATGATCAAATGCCTCTGTTAAAAAACCACCTGTCCCACAAAAAGGGTCATAGATCTTTTCACCATATTTAGGGTTGACTAAGTTAACAATGGTTTTAGTTATGTGACGTGGAGTAAAATATTCTCCTAAGTCATTATTAGTTGCTGTAGCTTGCTGTAAGAAATACTCAAAAGCATCTCCTTTAATATCGGTATCTATTGATGAGAGTTTTAACTTATCCAACTCTTTGATCATCTCTTTAACAGCAACAGGGTTGGTTAGCTGTAAATTTGTAAAAACAGAAGCACCATATTGTCTATCAATATCTTGTAGTATGTTATTAGTTGTATTAATTAGCAAATCATTATCGAGACTTTTGAGAGAATTCCAAATACCTGTATTAGCATTCTCTGTATACAATTTTAAAAAAAGAATGTTTGCAAATTCTGAAAGCCTTTCTATACCAGCTCTTAAACCTTCACCTCTTAGTGAGTTATTTAACTTCTTGAAAACATTAATTAACTCTTTGCGAGAGACTAAAATTTCTTTAGGTGTAATATAAATACCATTTGTTTCCTGCAATATGAACTCTTTAGCTTCATTTACTCTTATTAATTCATTAACCTCATTTTCATCAATAAATAATGGTTTTTGGGTATACAAATGCCGTGTTTCGCAGAAACCATTATTCATTGCAAATATCAAAGGTGCATCAAGCATTTCAGCATATTCGGTTGCCTGATCCAGTGCTTTTGTTAAGCTTTTTCCACCTGATTTCGTTTCAATTACACCGATTGGCCGCTTATTTTGTGAATCGAAAAGAACATAATCGGGTCTTTTTTTACTTTTCTTGAGAAACTCATTATTAACAATTCTTAAGATATCTGATTCAAAAAAGACATTTTTGTTTGGATCTTGAATGTCCAAGATCCAGCCCTTGTTAATCAAATTATTGTTAACAATAAAACGTGTATCTTGCTCAATATTAGACATATTGCATAATCCCAATATCTACTATAAAAACTATTGGCAATCTACACATTACACACTAAAACATCAATAAATATTACTATCTAATAAGTGATATACCCCACATTTAAAAGACTGTGTCGGGTTCACAGTTTATTAATCTTTTGTGTTATTAATTTTCTGGCCTAGCTTTCCTTCTTTTACCAACTGCACGACCTGCTCATTAGTAAGCACAGGAATAAAGACTTTGTCGCCAATATCTTTGGAAAGAATCTTCACTTCTTCGGCTGTTAGCACCAAAGCTTCACCATGTTTCGCAGCATCATTGATGCGAGCAATAATCTGATTGATTGGTAGTTTTGCGTTATCCAATTCCATTCTCCTTTTTTAACCTGCACGCCAAAATTGGCGACCCATAACTTTAAAATTCAATCCATTTTGCTCCGTGACTTCACGATCTCTGTATTTAGGATTTAGGCTGTGCAGAATCAGTTTCCCGCCTTCTTCCTTGAAAATCTGCTTAATCATGCCTTCACCCTCAAAGTAAACAGCATAAATTTGACCATCAATAATGTCGGTTTGGGATATATCAATGCCAACCAAATCCCCATCATCAATCTTGTCCGCCATACTGTCGCCTTTAGCCTTGATGATGCGCATGCAATCAGGATGAACATTTTTTTGTTTAAAAAAACTAGGTGGGAATGGCTGTTTTCCATTGATCACATCAAAGTGAAACTCTATAGATTCTCCTGTGCCACAAGAAAAACTTGCCTCTACCACATCAATCCAGATAAATCCATCATCCCCACCATACTCAACTACTGACGCGCTTTGAATATCATTCACATCAAATGATGATTCATCTTTCTTGGATAGACCGTGCTTATCCATAAATTCTTGCATGTTGAAGTTGGTTAAATTTTGTTTTTCTTTTCCAGTAAGAATCCATCTGGATGTTGTTTTTAATGCGGTTGCTAGCGCCTCAATGTGCTTTGCGCTCGGATTATTACTTCCATTTACCCAACCAGAAACAGTTCCTCTAGCAGCGCCAGTGAGCCTCATTAAATCCGCTTGAGATAACTTTAATTCAGCCATTCGAGATTGAATGCGATCAGAAACAGAATTATCCATCGTTCAAAACCTTATATCAGATGTTCAAAATTATGAACAAGAAGTTTGACAAATGCTTGAACATGTTGTTCAATAAGTTGAATTAATATGTTCAGGAATTTGAATATGAATGTAGAGCATTTGAGGGAGTTCTACGGTGTAGAAAATAACTCTCAACTAGCCAAGAAAATCAAAAAAGCACGCTCAGGTATTACCAAATGGGAGCGAGAAGGCATACCACCAAGAACGCAAGCTGCCTTTGAAGTATTAACAAATGGAAAGCTAAAGGCTGACCGTCAAGCATTAACTGCCTAGGAAAAACCATGACTAAACGTAAACCTAAGAAGGATGCGTCAATCACCATCCATATGCCTACAGACCACAAAGAACAGTTGGCTTCATTGGCTGAAATGCTAAGAGCAGGACAGGGTGCAAGTGAGTATGTGTACGAAACTTTAATCAAGCCTCATCTCCAACAATTGAAAGCTGAGACAAAGATTAAACAAAAGATTTTCGGCTTAACAGAGAACGATAAAAACCATGAGCTGCATTCAGATTTATCCGTGCGCTCAGAAACAGCAGACATTAAAAAAGCCTGATCTCGTAAATCAGGCTTAGTGTTCAATCGGAGAAGGACCAAATGAACTATCAAATATTAGCAGACATTGAACTAAATCGGAAGATTAGTTTATTTCAAAAAGCGGTTGAGGCTTATGCAATAGAACGCAGTTTAAAAAACTCGGTTGCTGTAGCTGAGGCTAAAAGTAACTTGGAGCGTCATTACTATGAATCCTACAGCTTTGCGGTTCATAAGGGAGTATGAGCATGAAGTTTATGAAGGTGCGAAATATGCACGCCAGTATGGTGATCTTCAAAGGCTTTACGATGCTTCAAGTGATGAATTCTTCATTGAAGAAATCAACGATGCTTATGAAGAGTTTAAGAGGAGCTTGGTATGACTAGTTTTATTTCTAATGCATTCCAGATTCCTAATGACCTAATAGATAACGGACATATGGCTAAGATGAAGGGTGCAGCTTTGCCTTGTTATCTTCTCATTGTTCGTAAAACGCGTGGCTGGAATAAACAAGCAGATAGCATCAGCCTATCTCAGTTTGTAAAAGCAACTGGATACAACAAGGATACTGTACAAAAAGGCCTATTAATTTTGGAAGAGATGGGTGTAATTATCCGCCTTGAAACTGACAAACAAATTAATGAATGGTCTCTAACTGACCAGATAATTACCACTGAAAACCATACTAAAAATTCGCCTAGCGAAAATTTAGCTATGCTAAAAAATAGTACGGAACCATACGAAAATTTAGTATCAAACCATACTAAAAATTCGCCACACAATAACAATAATAAAAACAAAGAAAAACAAGGGGTGGGTTACTCAGAAAACTTTGAGAAGTTCTGGTCTGCATATCCAACTTGTAAACGTAAATCAGACAAGTCTGGCACTTATAAAACTTTCACAAAGCATGAAGGAAGTTTTGCGATTGAAACACTTCTTTCAATTCTTGAAAAACAAAAATCTGATGTCTCTTGGACAAAGCAGGATGGTGAGTTCATTCCATCACCTAGCACTTGGTTAAACCAAAAACAATGGGAAAACGAGTATTGGTTTCAGGTCAACAGCTCTGTGGTAGCTCCTGATTTCTCTAATGCCCAATTGCAATATGGAGACTGGTAATGAGTACAAACATTCAAAATATGACAATTGAGCAGAGTGTGCTAGTCGCATTGATGACAGTGAGCCATTCCCTAGAGGTTGTCGCAAATGATCTTACCGAAGAACATTTTTACGCTGGTCGTCACAAGATTATTTACAAGGCAATTGTTGAGCTTGCTAATGCTGATAAGCCATATGACTCAGTATTTGTCTGCAAGCATCTACAAGAGCGAAATCTTCTCAATGACATTGGTGGAGAAGAGTATTTAATTGAACTTAACAGTGCAGTTGGTAGCGTACACCACCTGGAATATTTTGTTGCTGAGTTGAATAAACTTAAGCAGCATCGTGAAGTTGAAAATATTGGTCTCTCGATTGCAGAGTGCGCTAAAGATTTGACCATTACTGATGTTTACTTAGCTGCTGAGAATTTATTTAGTTCGTCTAGTAATTCAATTGAGCAAAAGCAAACAGGCTTTGATTTTAACCAAGCTTTAGAAAAGACACTTGAGCGATTTGAGAAAAAGATTGCCCAGAAGGAACAAAAGGGCTTCATAGGTGTCCAGTTCAATATTCCTCATCTTGATAACCTTCTTGGCACAATCGAGAAAGGACATTTTTGCGTAATTGGTGGTCGTCCGGGTAGTGGCAAGTCAACACTCGCGCAGATGTGTGCAATGCAAACTGCTAAGCGCTACAACATTCCTGTTTTATTTATCTCTGCTGAGATGGATACGCCAACCCTAACCAACCGCATGATCTCAGCATTAGGGCATATCCCATATAACAATCTGCACAATGGGGAAATTTATGACGGGATGTTTGAAAAGCTTACTGCCACGATAGCTCAGTTCCGCAACCTTCCAATTTTTATTGAAGAGAAGCAGAAGCCAACAATTTCTGAAATCCAAAGCTATGCGCGTAAAGCAAAACGCAAATACAAGGCTCTAGGCTGCATCATTGTGGACTACTTGGGCTTAATTCGTGACCCATCTAAAAAAGACCGTGTTCAGGAAGTTGCATCAATTAGCCGTGATTTAAAAGCCATGGCTAAAGAGTTTGATTGTCCAGTAATTGCATTGGCTCAACTTAACCGTGGAGCAGAAGGACACAAGCCAGTAGCAAGTGATCTTAAGGATTCTGGACAGATTGAACAGGATGCAGACCAAATCATCATGGTTCATCCAATCCTCGAAAAAGAGACTAATGCGCCAACTGGTGTAACCGAGTTAATTATTGCCAAAAACCGTCATGGCAAGCGTGGATCTGTGAATGTTCAAGACCGTTTAGATATTTGCCGTTTCGTTGGGATGTCATTCCCAGTGGAAGAGAGAGGTGCGGCGTGAATCCAAAACAAAGAGTAATCGCGTTCCAAAACATTTTTGACATTTTGTTGTTCGCAACGCATGCGACTGAGCCTTTCACAATGAAGGATTTACGTGACTATGTGTTAGATGCACCTAACAACACTATTCAATGCTATGTCCAAGAGCTAATCAAAAGTGGGTACCTAGAAAAAGATTCATATGCAACCTACAAGGCTACGCAATACGCAAAAGACATCCTGAATGTTAAAGGGGAGCTGAAAGCATGAACGAATTTGTAGATTACACCTCAATGATGAAGCTGCGCAGAGCGTACAACCTCGGTACTCGTAATGAAGAAACAAGAGCAGCAGCGAACCTATACGAGAAATTAAGAAAGCTGAAAATGCTAGACCAGCTTAAGCAGGAAGCCATTACTAAACGTTACAAGGAGGCGGTATGAAAAGATTAAACGTACTGGTTGCTTGTGAATATTCTGGACGTGTTCGTGATGCTTTTTCAGCTTTAGGTCACAACGCTATGTCTAGTGACTTACTCCCAACAGAAGCACCAGGTAATCACTATCAAGGTGATGTTCGTGATGTGTTGTATGGAGGCTGGGATCTCATTGTTGCTCATCCTCCTTGCACCTTTCTATCTGTAGCTGGCAATCGTTGGTTTAACGTTGATAGGTATGGGGAGAAAGCAATTACCCGGATGAAAAATCGCGAGCAAGCAATTGCATTTTTCAATTTGTTTACTGATCTGGAGTGCGAAAAGGTAGCAATTGAGAATCCAATTGGATGCATGAGCAAAATCTATCAAAAGCCTTCACAAGTAATTCATCCCTACATGTTTGGTGATCCTGAGCGTAAAGCTACATGCTTATGGTTAAAGGGATTACCAGCTTTACAAGCAACCAATGTGGTTGAGCCAAATATTGTGAAGTACAAAAACGGCAAAGGGACGGATAGTCCTTGGCATTTAGACACGTTAAAGCTGCCAGCAGAAGAACGCAGAAAAGCGAGAAGCTTAACTTTTCAAGGCATTGCAGATGCTATGGCAATGCAATGGGGTGGAGACGTGCGTCATTTAGGTTTGAGGGAAGCGGTATGAAACCAGAACAGTTTATTCGTGAGTTCGGGCCTAACACTTTCAGAATATCAATGTCATTTGTCAACACTGCTAAGTATTTGGTGGTTCATGAAGGTGAAATTGATTTTACAGATGAAATCAAGCCTCACCATGGCGATCGTGTATTTGAGCGTGATGTGGTTAAGCGTCTGGTGGAGTCGGTTGAGCTAATCAACTTGTTTGGCAGCATCAAGATAGCAAAAGACAAAGTGAAGATGGCTGATTTTAATGGATTCTTACTTGTCTCAGTTCCAATCGAAAACGGCTTGGCAGATGTCTATATCCATAAAGTAGAACAAGCCATCCGCGACCACGAATCAATATACGGAGGCGGGGATGAGTAATAAAAAAGACACTCCAGATGGCGCTACACACTTCTTTACTTCGTTGGGTGGTCAAACAAGATTCTTCAAAATAGAAAGCGGCAATCTAATGTGTTGGTACGAAGAACTAGGCGCTTGGAAACATCCGGCAGCTTCTAATTGGCTTATGAAAAATATAAAGGTGATTCCGTGAGTAGTAGAAAAATTAGATCAGAACTCAAGAAGAAAGGGATTCCCGCAGAAGTTCATTGGGAATACATGTCTGATTGTTATGGTGGTGGTGGTGCTTACTTTATTGACATAGACGCCGATACTGAAAACAAACTCTTAGATGCGGACCCTGATTGTGAGCCACAACTCGATGTTGGGTATGCAGAGAGCCTTGAAGAAGCTTTGGAGTTTATTGATCAATTGCCAAGTTTAAAAGGAGCCAGCCATGCGTGATTTTAAAGAGTTTGAACGTGGTGACTGGGTTGTCTTTGATACTTCAAAGCCATATTGCCGTTTACTGCCACCTTGCTTAATGAAATTTATTCAGATTGAAGACGGTGATGCTGTAGTTGAATCACAAGGCCGATGGAGCTTAGTAAGCCTGGCTGCGTTAAAACCTGCGTCAGAAGATGACATTGAAGCAGGCCACCGCATTGATAAACCCTCGAATTCAAGGGAATTAGAAATCCTAGACAAGCCAGAAAACCACATTTCGCCTAACTGCAAAGTAACTGAGGCGCACATTAACGAGGCTGACAAGCTCAATAGATTGGGGTGAAGAATGGATAAGTGTAGAGAAGAGTTTGAAAAGCAAAGGTACTGGATAGGGCTATTTAGAGCAGATGTCGACTTTGATGTGACTCTTGGGGAATTTGGAAGATATGTTTCAAATGGTTCAAGAAGAGTTGATGCAATGTGCTTGGAGTCATTTAACGAAAAATGGGAAGCATGGGCCAATGCATGGCAGTCACAGCAAGCGAAAGTGGAGGAGCTGCAAAAGCAATTAAGTGAATACATATTTGTATCGGAAACGCTTGATGAAATGTATGTGAAAGAAGTCCAGAAAAGTGACGAGCTGCAAAAGCGGGTGGATGCGGCACTAAAACTAATCGAATCATGGAATGAAATTGCTTTTGATAAAACCACTCATTGGACAGAAGGTTATGAAGAAGGGTGTTACCACTGTGCAGCGCAGTTAGAGCAAGCGCTCAAGGGGGAAGGATGCCAATAACTTACCTAGACCAAAGAAATCATTATGTCTGGACTACCTTGTCACCAAAGTTCATTGCGCCATATTGCTGCAATGTTTGCTCTGAAACGATTCTGAAAGAAGGCAGTTGGCTTTGCGATTATCCAGTTAATGGAAAAACTTGTGATGGTGTGCTTTGCAATGTTCATGCATACAAGATTGCAGAGCAAGTGCCAATGAAGGATGAAGACGGCAACTTTGTTGATGATGTGCATGTTTGCCCAGCTCACTATGAAGAATGGAAAAGACTAGGACAACCAAAGTTTTGGGAGCGTGACAAATGACCACATTCAAAGACTCACAACGCATTAGATCAAAACCAGTGGCGCGTTCTAGCGTGCCATTGAAGCATAGACAAGGTGTTAGCAAGGGCGAAGCAATGCTTTGCCGTCAGCTAGATGTGATGAAGATCGCTTATGAGCAGGAGTTTAGATTCCATCCCGAGCGTCGTTGGAAGGCTGACTTTCGAATTGAAGGATACATGATCCTAGTTGAAGTGGAAGGCGGTGCATTCAGCAATGGACGTCACACAAGAGGCGAAGGCTACACAGCAGACTGCGAGAAATACTCAGTTGCAGCTATTCACGGATGGACTGTAATTCGCGGCACAACAAAGCAAGTTCAAAGCGGCTTAGTGCTCAATTGGATTGAAGAAGCAATGAAACGGTTGAAGGTGGCGTGATGGAACTAAAAGAAGACAAAGGCTTGCAGTACATCCTCTTCGGATTGCTGCTAATCATAATCGGTTCAATCGGCAAGTTAGTAAGTATTTGGATGTAAGGGGATAAAAATGAATGCAGCAGTAGTAACACCAGTAATGGATTGGAACAAATACACAATTGATGGATGGCTAGAGCAGTTCGGCGCTTGGTGTGAAACTGTGCGCATGAAAGGAGGAGATTTACCAGATGGATTGCATATCAATCAAATTTACTGGTTGATGCGTGAAGCTGGCAAAGAAGTACAAAAAAGTAAATCTTATATTCGATGTGAGATCAGTGATTATGAGGCGGATCAAATTCAAGCACTTTTACGAAGTCTATTAAATTCTGATAAAACAGATTTTACAACTAAGTTTGCATTAATTTGTTTAATTAAAAATAAGGTTGAAAATAAAGGATTGTTGAAGGTTGCTCAAGAAACAAACCAATCTAAAGCTCAGGTCGCAATTATGGTGAGTTGCGCTAGATTTTATTTATTAGGTCATGATAAAAGATTAAGACAAAATGGAGGTTCAAATGAAAACATACACTGTAAAACTATATGAAGGCGTTAGTCGGGAGAAAGTTAATGAAACTTTGAAATACTACCCTGATTATTTTGGTAAAATATCAATAATTACAAATGTAATTAATAATAAATTGCAATTAACACTAAAAGCATTTGAAGGAATCGACGTTATAACTGCCAATGATCTAATGATTAAAATCGTTGAACGTTTAAAAGCTTCTCAATTAGTAGAAAAGCATAATTTAGACTTGTTGACTGTCTAGACGCTTTATGGCATATTTTTGATATAGTGGACGAAGTATAAGTAATTCACTGATCTAAAGCTCATCGTTTGATGGGCTTTTTGTTTTTATACTTGCTAGATTTCAATTATGATTTAAAATTAAATCAGGTGGCTCGTCGCCAAACATCGCCACCTGAAATTCTATTAGAAATGATAGTTATTTGTTTGTGTCACCTCCATATTAATTAATTGTAGAGTTGATATTGTGTTGTACTGGTGGTGGGCACCAAGCGCCACCAGTGCAATCGTTAAAAGCGCCCCTTTTCTTTGCATTAAGTAATGTTCCTTTGATTTAATGGTTAGATTTACACCACACATTAGCTGTCTTCATCCTAAATACATGGTCGTTACATTATAAATCATCTAAATTGAATGCTTGTCTAAATGTTAAGCGTTTAAGAATGCCCACTTAAGCATGTTTATATTTATGCTATAGTCCAGTCTAATTAGAATTTGGTACTTAAAATGAATATCTGTGTTGGTGGTGAACTAGATGGGCAAAAGATAGAGAAAGAAGGTAGATTGCTTAAAGCTTCTGATATAGATCCTTCATTTAGCTCTGAGTACTACAAGCAAGTTTTTAACCGCGACAACATCAATTATCATTTTTGGCTTCCAATAGGATCCAACTTGCACGAAATGTCTGAGCGAGTTTTGGATATTTTGAGAGCATCAAAAAATTAAGTTTAAAGTATGTTGTAAATACATCTTCTAATTTGTATGATATGTCACAAATACTGCGCTGAAAGTTTTTGTTTTTATGACCCGTTTCTTTTTTAGAAGCGGGTTTTTTGATTTTAAAACCCCACTCGCTTAGGACGCTTTGCGAGTTTACTTGCCGGACGTATTACGGCGCAAATGGCCCCGCTACATACTAGTTATTGGCGGGGGTTTTTCTTTAATTAATTTGATGATTTAGTTCTCGGTAGTAAATAATTTACTATTTAGAACTAAGTATTTGAAAAATAAAAATAATTTTATTTTTTTATTTTATGTTTAGTATGTTGGTAAATATTAATTATTTTTAGGTGAAAGTATGACTTTATTTATTGGTGGTCGCCATCATGGACAATTCTTGTCGAAAGACGAGTCAGATTTGAAGTTAGAAAGTATTCCAAAGCAGTATGGACCAAGAACAGGTATGCAAAGGCCAACAGAGTCATACTTTAGAACCCAAGTAAACTTCCAAGGAGAAGTGAAAACGTTTTATATAATTTCTGGAAAACAACCAATCGAAATGAGAGATGAAATACTTGATTTATGGGATCAAGTAAAATCAGACATATATGCTATCTAAATAGTTTAAGAAATTTTCTTCCTTTTTCGGGCGGTTGTCTTTCGTGCTATAGTCCAGTCTGATTAAAAACTGGTACTTATAATGAATATCTGTGTGGGTGGTGAACTCAATGGGCAAGTGATAGAAAAAAAGGGGTGTTAAGAACAAAGATGTATATAAATATTAGTAAATTATAAAATTATTAAATAAATTCAAATATTTAAATTAAAAATAAGTGATAAAACTTTAACAATATTTACGTACGTGATGAATTTAGTAACTCAAATAAACATTATTTTAGACGGATAATTATAAAAAACGGAGTACAAATGTCATGAATAAGAATGTAGAGCTAATAAATTACATTGATGTAGCTGAGACAGTTTACGAACGGGTATATGAAAATAATAAAATTTCAAATAATTTGATTGTTAATCTAAATCGCATTATGGCTGAGATAAAGAATCAAGCTGCAGAAAAAAAACTCAAATTGAAGTACAGCTCAATAGACTTTGAATATTGTTTAAGTTTGCCTTTAGCTGATCGCAAAATAAAAGTAGATTTAAGCCTTATACCTCATTTTGAAGATCGTGAAGAAAGTATTTTGTGGTTAACTAACTTTATTGGAAAAATTTGTGAGCCCAGAAAGATGCAAAGACAGAAAAAAAACTTCATTAAGTACCTGTGAATTTTAGATGAACAGCCCTTAAAGCGGTTTTTTATTGCTAGTAGAATATTTAAGGTATCTTTTCTAATAGGCACACACTATTAAAGTGTTTTTTATTTATTTTTTAGATTGAAAAGATTGCTATTTAAGTAATTTAAATATAAAAATCTTTATTGATTGAGAGTAGTTGTTATACAGGATATTTATAAGGATTTTAAAATGACAATTATCACATTGCTCGATGTTAAGACGAAGAAGAAGGTGATAGTTCGGTCCGTAATAGACCCAATAGCAAGAAAAGACAAAAAAGGGAATATACAAATTATTCAAATTCATAAATGGCTATATGATGAATCTGGAGATTTCGTTGATGAAGACTTATATGAGGCACTCAACAATGGAGAAGTTGGAATATACATAACTTTGCAGTATATGATCATTAATATTGAAAATTAATTATTTTTTATTTTTAGTCAGTTTGAGTTCTTACTCTCTAGAGCCTAATGGTTACTGCACATAAGACCTTATTAAGTATTACCTATTGATGGGCACATATTCTTTATAAGTCTTGATAATTAAAAAAATTATGTAGGCTAAAAATAAAACCATTTAAAAAAAGAAATCTTTATCTATTTAAATATGAATATTTGATGTTTTTAATTCAATCCCTATTGCTAGTGCTTAAATATTATGCCAATATGAAGTTGGAGATATTTCCGAATAGATATTTCCTATTTCAGGTTTAAGCGTTTTTTTCGCTAAGTCCATTTCTGAATAAAAATAGGAAGTGGGCTTTTTTATTTTTAAATATTTCAGTATTATCAGTGTGTTGCTTTAAGTAACACTAAACCTTATTGATCAGCGCAAATATCAAAAAGGGGGAGCTTGCCTACTAGGCAAGCTTTTTAAATTGATGATTTAAACACAATAATCCATTTTAAAGCTCAATAGAAAGATCAAACTTCCATAGCTTTTATTCGTACTAATTTATTGAATATAATCGTTTTTATAATTTTTAAAATTTCCTTAAACTAAAAATGGAAAATTTCTTGTTGCAACATTGTTATAATAGGACTACCTTAAGAAAAATACTTTATAAAAATGAGGAGCTGCTGAAATGCCACAGTATCTCATGTTTGCGGAAAATATTTATAACAAAATTAAAGATGAGGAATTGTTTTCACATGACTGTATTGAAAATATGAACTTACTTATGACATGTATACGCAGAGAAATTGAGGGAACAGAATTTAAATTAAAATTTAATTTTATTGATTTTGTTGAATTGTTTAGTAGACCATTAGATGAATGTAAAGTAAAAATAGATGTTAGTTTGATTCCTCCTCATAATTCAGAAGGTGAGTATATTTTATGGTTAGCTGGATTAATCGAAAAAATTACAGAAGGTGGACCTAAACCACCTCCGCCTATAAAGAAGTTTATTCCAGAGTATATGAGCTTGAAATTTGAATTAGATTTTTTACCCTTAAATGAGGAAAAAATTCAAAACGAAGGTAAAGAAATTACGGATTACTTTAATTCAAAGCTTTATAAGGCAACTTTTAAGAAGTAATACTATATTGCCTGTGAGTTTAGCCACCGCCTAAGGGCGGTTTTTTTTATGGGTAAGAATAATGGATTCTACAGAATACTTTTGGCTTACTCGGAAAAAAGAACCTAAAACTAAACCTAAAAGCCGGCCATTGCCTAAGGCGAAGCAAAAATATCTCGAGGCTGAGGCAACACTTAAGGAAGAGCTTGAGGATTTGGCGATTGGATTTGAAAGTAAGTTTCAGCCGATCCATACCAAACACTGGCGCTTTGATTTTCATATAGTGAAATTGCGTTTGCTCATTGAAATTGAGGGTGGTCCCTGGTCTGGTGGGCGTGGTGGAAAGCTGTCAAATAAAGCATGGAGTCTTAATCGATATGATCATGCTGAAGAGATGGGTTACAAAATAGAGCGCTTTCATCCAGATTCTATTTTGTCGGGATATGTCATCAACTGGATAAAAAGTGAATTAGCGAGAATTGAAGATGGAGCAGATCAGACCATTTCCACCGACTGATTTTATTGATCAAGCTGAAGAAGAGGAAGCAATTAGACTAACACCAGCACCGGACTTAAAAAAATGGGTTGTGGCTAATTACTTAACTATTGGGGGTCCTATTTATAATCCAGATCATGATCATATTGCTGAGCTGCTTCATGATAATGACGAGTTTTTAGCATTCGCGTGGGCCTCTTCTGCATATAAAAGCAAGCAAGCTATGGTGTTAGGCCAGTGCGAAAAAGTCATGTTCAATGTTGGTGGCTGGCGTAAAGCTCGACAAGAGCAACAGATGCGTGATTGGTTTGGTTTTGTACCTACTTATTTAATAACTGTCGACGCTTCTTTCTGTGAGCGTGCAAACGATACAGAGTTCTGTTACTTACTTGAACATGAGCTTTACCACATTGGAGTGATGAGAGACGAGGACGGAGAAATTGTTTATAGCGATAGTTCTGGTCTTCCTAAGCACTATCTTGCAGGTCATGACGTTGAAGAGTTTATTGGCGTAGTTAAACGTTATGGACCAAGCAAAAATGTTAAGCGACTTATTGAAGTCGCAAAAAATCCGCCGTTTGTTTCGAATCTTGATATTTCAAGATGCTGCGGAAATTGTGTAATCAATTGAGCCTTTTGGCTCTTTTTTTTGTCCTGTTTGCTGTACGTAGCTGTACGAAGGGGAATTTATGGCAGCACTAAAAGAGCCTGTGAAAATATTTATTGTTCAAGCTCTTGCATGCCGTGATACCCCTCAAGAAGTGGTTGAACAGGTCAAGCAAGAGTTTGGAGTTGATATTAGTCGTAGCCAATGTGAATGCTATGATCCAACAAAATATTCGGGCAGAAACTTAAGCAAGAAATTTGTTGAGCTTTTTGAATCAACCAGAGAGAAATTTGATGAAGGCTTAATTGATATTCCTATTGCTAATAAGTACTACCGTCTGAAGCAATACCAAAGACAGCTTGATAGAACTAGAAACGTTAAAACAGCGCTAAAAATTCTAGAACAAGCTGCAAAAGATATTGGTGGACAATTTACTAATCGCCAAGAAATTACAGGCAAAGACGGCGGACCATTACAAACGGTTAATTCGGATGTGCCTGTTCCAATGGAAGAGTATTTAAAAGCGCGGAGGGAGGTCTTAGATGAGTACTGATGCGGCTCGGGATAAAGCCATCCGGATCGAGGCGCAAGAAGATTTATATTTCTTCACAAGGTACATGTTTAAGGAGCGCCGTGGTTATAAATGGATGCAAAATTGGCACCACTTAGAAATCTGCGAAGCTTTAATGAAAGTTTATCGCGGAGAGATAAAGCGGTTAATTATTAACGTTCCACCACGATATTCTAAAACTGAAATTGCTGTAATTAATTTCATGGCTTGGTGTTTTGGTAAGAATCCAGACTGTGAGTTTATTCATATCAGTTACTCGGCAATGCTTGCCGCAAATAATGCCTTCCAAATACGAACTCTTGTACAAGAAGAGGCGTATAGAAAAGTCTTTCCTGAGCTTACATTGCGTGATGATAGTAAGGCTAAAGACTTCTGGAGAACTTCTCAAGGCGGTGTCTGCTATGCGACAGGTACAGGCGGTACGATTACTGGTTTTGGTGCAGGAAAACTTCGTAAAGGCTTTGGTGGCTGCATTATTATTGATGACCCACATAAAGCACATGAAGCTTCATCAAAAACTATTCGAGAAGGGGTAATTGATTGGTTTCAGAACACACTCGAATCGCGTACTAACTCGCCAGATACGCCGATCATTGTGATTATGCAGCGACTTCATGAAGATGATTTAGCTGGATGGTTGCTAGGTGATAGAAAAGACGGCGTTCCTGTAGCTGGTGGTAACGGTGAAGTGTGGGAGCATCTATGTCTTTCAGCTATTCAGGAAGACGGATCCGCACTGTGGCCAGCAAAACACAATATCCAAAAATTGAGGCTAATGGAGCAAGCAGCACCATATGTATTTGCCGGGCAGTACCGACAAATGCCATCACCGCCAGCAGGCGGTTTTTTTAAGCCCGACAATATTCAAATTGTTGATGCTTTGCCTGCGGATGTAGTGAAACAAGTTAGGGCTTGGGATTTTGGGGCTACCGAAAATGAGGGCGACTTTACAGTAGGTGTGCGAGAAGCTCTAGGCGCAGATGGTTTTACTTACATTGTCGATGTAACTAGAGGACAGCTTGGACCTGACAATGTGAATAAGCGCTTAGAACAAACAGCAAAAATAGATGGGAAAAAAGTTTCTGTGCGTCTACCACAAGATCCCGGTCAAGCTGGTAAATCACAAGCTAGTTCATTTGTGAAGCTTCTTGCGGGTTATAGCGTGATAGCTAAGCCAATTTCAGGTGACAAGCTTACACGTGCACAACCATTTGCGGCCCAAGTTAACGTAGGAAATGTACGAATGCTCAAAGGTGAATGGAATAAGGATTTTATTGATGAGCTTCGTCATTTTCCTAATGGCACACATGACGACCAAGTGGATGCAGCTTCAGATGCGTTTAATGAATTACATGAAGGTTTTGAAGCCTTCTTTGCTGATATGGGATTTGCTCGATGAGTGATGTAACTTTTCAACATGCTGAATATGTTAAGAACTTGCCATACTGGCAAAAACTTGATGATGTTTGTGAAGGTGAAGATGCAGTTAAGGCTAAAGGTGAAAAATATTTGCCGATGCCAAATGCACATGATAAATCACCTGCAAATAAAAGCGCTTATGAGGCTTATCTTACCCGTGCAGTCTTTTATGAAGTAACAGGGACTACATCAAATAGTTTAGTTGGTGCAGCTTTTGCAACCGATCCAAGTTTTAAATTTCCTCCGGAACTTGCTCATTTAGAACGTAATGCAAATGGTGCTGGTTTAAGTACTTATCAATTGGCTCAAAATGGAATTCGCCATTTATTGAAGCATTATCGTTGTGCTTTATATGTAGATTATCCTGATGTGCCGCCAGCTCGTAATCTAGCGGAATTTAAAGCACAAAAAGCCTATCCGATGATTCATTTACTAAATGCCCTTGATGTAGTGAATTGGGATTCAGTAATGATCGATAACCAGAAAAAGCTTTGCTTAGTGGTTATACGTGAATTTAAGTCTGAGCGCGGTGCTGATGGATTTAGTAAAACCGAACAAGAGCAATATCGTGTACTTCGTTTAGAGCAAGAGGGAAATGGGGAATATATTTATTCCGTTCAGGTGTACACAAAGGGTGAAAAGGGTAACTGGGTTGGCGGAGAGAAGAAGTTTCCAACAGATTACAACGGGAATTTCTGGACCTATATACCTTTTACATTTGTAGGTGCAATTGATAATTCAGAAGAGATTAAAAAGCCACCATTACTTCCTTTGGCTAATCTCAATTTAGCCCATTACAGAGACAGTGCGGACTTTCAAGAGTCCGTTTTTTATATGGGGCAACCTCAATATTATGCGAAGGGTGTTAATTGGGAGTGGTATGACCAAGCCAAGAAACGTGGCATCTACATTGGAGCGAAAGTACTTTTGCCTTTACCTGAAAATGGTGGTTTAGGAATTGTACAAGCCGACCCTAATACTCTTGCCCGGGAAGCGATGAAAGATAAGTGGGAAAAAATGAAGGAGATGGGGGCGCGTTTAATTGAGAAGGGCTCGGGAAGTAAAAAGACCGCTACCGAAGCGAATAGTGATGACGCCGTTCAGCATTCAGTTCTTTCGCTCTGTGTCGTTAATATGAATGAAGCCTTGTCAGCAGCATTACGATGGGCTGCTAAGTTTGTAACGCCTAATGTGGATGTTCTAACTAAAGATGATTTGATGTTCGAAATCAGTCAAGAATTTAACAAACAGGGTTATTTAGCTGAGTTAGCTCGACAGTTATTTGAAGCAGCTCTACAAGGCCGATCTTCATTTAAATCATGGTGGGAATACAACCAAACAGGTATGTTCCCTAAACAAAAATATGAAGAAGAGCTTCAGAATGTTGAAGCAGAGCAAGATGGGACTTTAAATCAAAAGGTAGAGTGAGATGGCAACAGATATCAAAAAACTATTTGAAGTACTCACTCAGCACCAGGCCTATCTTTATCGTGCTTCATCAAAAACGGTAAATGAGTTATTGGCTTTATTCAATGATGATACGAGCAAGATGCTATCTAAGCTTCGGGATTTATTGGATGAGCTTAATGAGTCGGAGAAAGTTGCTTTAGCTGGTGGTAAATATACAACTTCAAATTTAAGGGAAATTAGGGATTTGATTGCCCAATGGTTTGCCAGTGTTAATTTAGCATTACCTGAAGCTTTTGCCGTTTCTGCTACGGCGCTGGCTGTTTATGAGGCCAATTACGTAGCTAAGCTCTATGGAGCAAAAATTAATAAGCCTGATGGGGAAAAACTATTCTTATCCGCTAAAAAAGTTCCGTTGGCAGGTGGCGCTCTTGTCGATGATCTGCTTTCAAGAATTGCTGAAAGTGCCCGTCAAAAGGTTGAGTATGCAATTCGAGATGGTATTAATTCAGGCAAAACTAACCAAGAAATTGTTCAGCGTATTCGTGGTACCAAACGGCTTAACTATGAAGATGGGATCTTAAATGGTACCAAAACTGATATTGAGCGAACGGTAAGAACTGTGCGAAGTCATGTAGCTAATCAAGCCTATCTAAATAGCTTCAACCAAATTGGCTTTGAATATGTTCGATTTGTTAGCGTTTTAGATGGACGAACTTCTAAGCTTTGCGCTTCATTAGATGGTTCAGTGTGGGAAATAAATGATCCGGCAAAGCGAGTGCCGCCGTTACATCCTAACTGTCGCAGTATCTTGGTTCCGGTCGAGAAGGACGGTCAACTTGTTGGCGAACGGCCATTTGTAATGGACGAACGTAGAGTTAAAGACATCCCCAAAGAAGAGCGAAGCCAGTTAATAGGACAGTTAGATGCAAACACCACATTCAAAGAGTTCTTTAAGAAAACAGATGATTTCTTTCAAAGGGAGTGGCTAGGGCCAAAGCGCTTTAAGCTCTATAAAGATGGGAAATTTGATTTTGATAAGTTCTTTGATCCTGAAGGCCGTTTCTATAGCTTAGATGATTTGAGAAAGTTGGATGAAAAAGCTTTTAAAAAGTTGGGTCTGTAATTTTTCTTATGTTATATTTTTTAAAACATCAGAATTTATACAATATGAAAACAATAGCTTTTGTATGTCTAACCCTAATTTCCATCACTTGTTTAGCTGAACCAAGTCAAAAATATCTTAAAGAATATGATCGATTGTCTGAAGCTTTGGAGTCAGCAATGGCAAATGCATATTCTTTTGATCCTGCAACTGGTCAAGTAAAACAGGCTACTCAAGGTTTAGAAGCTAAAAATAATTTATGTAGAGCTGCCCAGGCGAAACTAAACCTCACCACGTTTTTAAAAGACAATTTAGAGGAATCTAAAGAGCTTTATAAATCTATTGATGGTGCAGAGACTCTAGATAAAAATTATCTTAGTGGACAACAGCAGGAACAACAAAATCTCGTTTCAAATTTGAAAAAAGACCTTGTTGGAACTGGATTTAACTGTGAGTAATTATTGCCGATTACAGGTAATTCTAAACTCACTTAAGACACAATTTTCACCTATATAAGCGCCCAAATGGCGCTTTTGTCATTTATGGAGTTTGGCTTATGAGTGAATCAAAAGTTAGACATTTGGTACTTAAAAGAGTTTCAGATAAATCTTCTCATCTTGCTCTTTGTGACGAGGAAACAGGTATTCCATTAGCTGGATTAACCGCTGTAAAAATGAATTGTAGTGTTTTTGAGGGTCCAGCGACTATCACGGCAACATTTGATGTAGGTGGTCCTCAAGGCATCCGCTTAGTTGGTGATGAACCTAGACAAAAGGTTTGGAGTGCAAAGGAAACGTAGCGAAAGGCACTACAAATGCCTGAAAAGCAAATCAATATGTCAGATGCTCAATATATTCTGAGCACAAAATGAATTCTGGTGCCATTTCTTCAAATTAAGGTTTCAAGCCATGGCAATTTATGGTTTTACTTTTGAAAGATTAAAAGCAATTGCACTCATCAAATAGAACTTAATTTTTAACCATAGCACCTTCGGGTGCTTTTTTTGCGAGAAGAAAATGCCAAGCCCTATTATCCAATATTTCCAATATGAACATTTACCTGAACATTTGCAGCAAGTTAGTAAGCCAATTGGTGATTTAGCTCGGCAAATGGATGAGCAACTTCCTGACGGGCCTGAAAAATCCACAGGATTAAGAAAGCTACTTGAAGCAAAAGATGCATTTGTACGCCAAGCTTTAAGTAAATAATCATTTATAGAAATGAAGCGTCCTAAAGGGCGCTTTTTTATTGCCTGCCGAAAGCGGATGCTAACGGCGAATCCGGGCGGATGCCCATTTTGTATATATAGGTTGGATGACCAATGAAACTTAAAACAGTAACAATCGACGGTAAAGTTTATGCGGAAGTAGACGGTGATAAGCCGATCTATATTCATGATGACGGCAAAGAAATGCCACATGATGCACCACACTCGGTAGCAACAATTGCACGCTTAAACAATGAAGCTAAAACACATCGTGAAGCCAAAGAAGCAGCCGAAAAAGCATTAAAAGCTTTTGAAGGAATTGAAGACCCAGCGGCAGCTAAAAAGGCATTACAAACAATCCAAAATCTCGATGATAAAAAGCTGGTGGATGCCGGTGAAGTTGAGAAAGTTAAAGCTGAAGCTATCAAAGCAGTTGAGGAAAAATATGCCCCGATTGTTGCGCAACGTGATGCTCTAGAAGCCTCTTTACATAAAGAACTTATCGGCGGTGGTTTTGCTCGTTCTAAGTACATTCAAGACAACATTGCAGTACCTGTGGACATGGTTCAGGCAACCTTTGGTCATCACTTCAAAATCGAAGAAGGCAAGGTGGTTGCATATGATCCGAACGGCGAAAAGATTTATTCACGTGTCCGCCCGGGTGAACTTGCAAATGTTGATGAAGCTTTAGAGTCATTGGTTGGTGGATACCAGCATAAAGACTTAATTCTTAAAGGTGGCAAAGGAACTGGCGGCGGTTTTCAAGGTGGCGGCAAAGGTGGGGCGCCTACTGGAATGAAACGCAGTGAAATGTCTGTTTCTCAGAAAGCTGACTACATCAAAGAACATGGCAATGATGCCTTCCTAAAACTGCCGAACTAATCATTAAATATTTGGAGATAAGTAGTTATGACTACGACAGTTAATTCAGACATGATCATCTATAACCAATTGGCTCAAACAGCTTATTTGGAACGATTACAGGATAATTTGAATGTCTTTAATGAAGCTTCCAATGGTGCGATTATTTATCGCAATGAAATCATTCAAGGTGACTTCAATAAAAACGCATTCTACAAAGTTGGTGGTAGCATTAAGCATCGTGATGTGAACTCCAACGCAAAAGTCACTCCGGAAAAAATCGGTGCAGGTGAGTCTGTAGGTGTAAAGATTCCATATAAATATGGTCCTTATGCATCAACTGAAGAGGCATTTAAACGCCGTGCACGTACACCAGAAGAGTTTGCTATGGTTGTTGGTTACGATCTAGCAGATGCATTGGTTGCAGGCCGTTTAGAGTACAGCTTAGCTTCTTTAAAAGCAGCCATTTCTAGCAATCCAGACATGGTTGCAAAAGGTAGTATTGTTGTTGATGGCCGCAAAGCATTAACTCGTGGTATGCGAAAGTTTGGTGATAAGTTTGGCCGCATTGGCTTATGGGTGATGAACTCAGATACCTATTTCGATATTGTCGATGATGCAATCACTAAGCAAATTTATGGTGAATCTGAAATCGTTATCTATGGAGGTTTACCGGGAACCTTAGGAAAGCCGGTCTTGGTGACGGATGCTGTAGGTGATAACGATGCTTTTGGCTTGCAGTATGGTGCTGTAACTGTAACTGAATCACAAGTACCGGGCTTCCGAGCTTATGACATCAATGATGAAGAAAACTTGGCAATCGGTATGCGTGCTGAAGGTGCATTTAACCTAGATATTCTTGGTTATAGCTGGGATACATCGAAAGGTGAAAATCCTGATCTTACATTACTTGGTTCAAGTGCTAACTGGATTAAATATGCAACCAGCAACAAAATGACAGCAGGTACCTTACTTGATTTATCAGGTACAGCGACAACTGGTTAAAACCTAAAAATTAAAACCGTAGGGGGCTAATAAGCCCTCTTTTTTATAATTAAGAGAAAGCACCATGAAGATTATCTATACACGCATTGCAGCAGCGGCTGCATTAGAGACGGGCATTATTGCTAACCCTGACTATTATGAAGCCCCAAATCTGAAAGCAAAAGAAGTAATTATTTACGGTAATTATCCAAAGATTCAAAAGGATTACGAATCTTTAGAAGTTCCAGTTGAAGTTCGTAAGTTGGAAGAGCCACAAAAAACGACTTTGGCCACGGTAAATGTCGAGGTAGGAGTCACCCCTGAACTTCAAACTGTGATTGATGATGCAAAAGCTGAGTGTGAAAAGGTAGTTGAAGAAAACACTCAGCTTAAGCAGAAAATTGCCATCTTAGAGCAGGCTGGTGGTAACCAGTCAGAGTTGTTATCTGAGAATTCACGATTAAAAGATGCAGCAGTCTTAGCAGATAAAGCTCTCAAAGATGCTGAAGCTCAAGTGGTCGGTATAAAAACTGAATTTGAAGCTTTTAAAAACGATATTCCTGCAATGCAGGCACGTATTGTTGAATTGGAAGCTGGAAAATCGGCAGAAAACCCAGCTACAGAAACAGCAGCTAATGATTTTGAAAACTGGTCAAATGATCAATTAAAAGAGTATTTGGCTAGTAAAAATATTGGTTACAAGCCGTCAGCAACAAAAGCAGAACTTCTTAAATTAATCCCGAAGGAATAATGCAATGAGCTTTATTACTGTAGATGACGCAAATTCAATTTTGGGCAGCGATTTTGCACCAGACAGTGATAAAGCTCGTCTGGTAAAGCTGGCTAATGTTTGGATGAAAAAACGGATTGGTTTTGTACCAGATCCTATTGATCCACTTCTTAAGGACGCGGCTTGTGAAATTATCAAAGGAATTCTGGCCAAAGTAATTTATAACGGCAAAGACCAGCAGTTGAAGCGTAAGAAAGTTAAAGCTGATTCTGTTGAGTCAGAAAAAGAATATCAGGACGGATCTGAAGCAATCTCTAGCTTCGAACAGATAGCAATTGATTTTATTGATTCACTTGAATTGAAAGATCCAAATGCAAGTTTTAATGGCTTTGGCATACCACTTTACAGGGCATGATATGGGCTTACGTGACGAAATTCAGGCAGATATTGCTGAAGCATTTAATGATGATTTAGCGGACGCCGTTCATACCTTTACTTGTGAACGGATCTCAAAAACCAATTGGGATCCTAAAACTGAAACTTCTGTTGAGGTTAAGGAAAACTATTCTGGCTGTGGTGTTCTGTTTGGCTCATATAGCCAATATGAGATTCAGACCCTTGGAGTACTGGCCACGGATAAAAAGGCGACCGTGCTTCAAAATGAAGTGTCCATGACACCTAAAATTGATGATGAATGGCTAACAGCTTTAGGCTCATTTCGAGTTATCCATATTCAACAAGATCCAGCCAGTACAATCTGGAAATGTCAGCTTCGAAAAGTGTAGGAGCTAAAATGGTTAATCCTGATTATGTTCCTGAATGGTATATCTCACCATTTCAACATGTGCAATACACGCTTGCTCGAAATCAACTACACATGGATTTGTTATTTGAAGATATGGATAAAGCCGATCAATTTTTGGATATGGGAGCGGATGCACAGGTTAGTACTTTTTCTAATGGTGCATATGCGATTGTCCAAATCGGGGATACGTCAGATAAAGATCAAATTCAAGTTTATGGATTGCTTTTACATGAAGCTGTTCATATCTGGCAAATAGTAAAACGGAGAATGGGTGAGCGAGAGCCTAGTGTGGAATTTGAAGCTTATTCAATTCAGGCAATCGCTCAAGACCTATTTGAAATGTTCGAAGCTAGTGAGGTAAATCATGGGATGGAAGGGGAAAAAGCCGACTAGTTTTAGTCTAGATGTGGCTAAATCAGTGCAAGATCAAGTGAAAAAAATCACCATGGATACTGTGCAATCTTTGGTTAATTTAAGTCCTGTTGATACTGGTGCATACCGTGCTTCACATATTGTTTCGGTTGGATCCGCTGACTACGGTGTACGTGGACCTGAAACAAACGCCGTTCAAGATGCCGCTATTCAAGCTGTAAAGATTAAATTGGGCAATTTGGTCTACATACAGAACAACCAGCCTTATGCTGAGCGCTTGGAAAACGGTTGGTCCGATGAAGCGCCGCAAGGTATTTATGGCCTCACGTATAACTTTATTTCTCAAAAGTACGGTGGCTAAAATGGCAATGACTTTAGAGCAGACAAGGCAAGCTATTATCGATCGTATGCAAAGCTTTACAGGTATTACGCAAGACAGAATCCAGTATCCAAATTTACCAGGCTTTAATGTACCTAAAGATGGTGTTTGGTGCCGCTTAACGATTGCAGGTGGTCCCAGTTTTACTTCTGGCATTGCAGATAAGCCATGTACTCGCCGTACCGGTAATATCTTGATTCAATGCTTTGCACGTCCCAATACAGGAATAATCGAAATCACGAAACTAAGCGATGCATTACTTACCCATTTTGAATATTACTCAATCGATCATCTAGAATGTTTGAATGGCGAATCCATCTATGCGGGTAAAGACGCTGATTTCATTCAGTATAATGTGAGCATTGGGTTTAAGGTAAATTGATATGTCATGTATGCTGACTTTAGAAGAAATCGAAATTAAACGGCAAGAACTGGAACGGCATCTTGAAGATGTTATGTCTGTTGAGTTGAGCAAATGGCAATCTGAAAACAAGCTATGTGTTTCCGATGTGAATATACGTTTGGCCAATGTTAATAGTCTTGGTGGAACTAAACATAATGTAGTTACTGGAGTAAGTGTTGATTTAGATTACAAGCCTTAATTTTCTTTTATTAAATGACCGCAAACTGGCAGTTTTTTTATGCCTTATTCACTACCACCTCATCGGTGGTTTTTTTATGTCTATAGGAATCACTTATGAGCAATTTTGTTTTTAAGCGTGGTGACACATTCAACTTAAATCTGCAGCTAGTTGATATGGATGAAACCTTACAATATCCACCAGATGATGTACGTCGTGCAATTGATCTGACGGGTTACACCTTTACATCTCAAGTCAAAACTTTGGAAGGCACTGCTGTGGGTACATTAACTTGTACAGCATTAAGTCAGAGTACACAGAAGGGTTGGCTGAACATTAAATCTAGTACAAGCACTGCAACTTGGCCTTTAGGGCTATGTCAAATGGACATTAAAGCAGTCATTGGTGGCAATACACAGCACACTGAAACTCTGACTTTTCAGGTAATTGACGGGGTGACTGCATAATGGCAAATCTAGTCTTTAAATATTCTTGGGATCATCGGCCTTTCCCATATAACTCAGCTCAAGGTAAGCGTCAGTTTATGCTACCTTTTGCTTCAGGTATTCCGAATCTGACACCACACTGGTCTCAGGTAGGCGGACTGGGAACCGCAGCAACAGCGAATGTGGGGAACACTAATGCAACTGATGTTATCCCAACTAATCCAGAAAATATTCTGGATTTCATGACTTTAGCATCCCGAAGAGCAGGTTTTTTCCAAGGGGGAGGAAGTGGAACTTCAAATTTTCCGACGGTTGAACCCAACATGGCGTATTCAGTAATTATTGGTGGGTTTAGGAGCACTCCTGCAGGCTTTTGTATTTTTTCAAATGCATCGACAAATCCTCGTATTGTTGCTTATTCAATTGTAAATAATGGTGGCACAAATATTTTAAAAGAGTGCAAATTATATACATCTGCTAATACTTCTGTTGATGCCAATGGGTTTATTAAAGCCGCTTCACCAATCGTTAAGCTATTCGCAAATAAAGTTGAACTGAATGAAGATGCAAAGCAGCAATGTATTACATTTGAACGATTGGGCGTGGGTGATTACTTGGTTAAAGGATCATTAGGCTTTGCTCAAGAAGGTTGGTATATCGAAATTCCAAAAGATGCCAATGGTAATGCAGTCGTCGCCGTCCTCTACGATACTCTGGAAAATGGTGATATCTCGATTAAAACGTACAAACGTAAATTTGATTTCGAACTTGCGGCAGTCATAGCAGATCTCGAAAGTCCGCTCGATATTCCAGAAGGCCGCTGGATTGATATCCGTCTGCATGAAGAACCTGAACCAGAGCCTGAAGAGCCGTTGAGTGAAACGCCAGTGGATTTCCAGCCGACTAACTTATCTCAGGCAGTTGCTGCAGCCATGAATGGCGTGGAACCGCCAGAAATCTCAGAAACAGACGAAACACTTTAATAACCCGCTAATTCAGCGGGTTTTTTATTGCCTAAATTTTGGAGAACCATAAATGAGTTCAGGCGCAAAAATTCGATTATATGCTTGTGAAGAAGCAGTCTTGGGGACGACACCATCAAACCCGATCTGGTATACCGTTCGAAGAGTAACAGATGGCTTATCAGAAAACGTTTCTACTGAAGAAAGCAGTGAAGTGGTGGATTCACGCTACCGTCAAGGCGGTGTGGTCACAGAAGCTGAAGTAGCTGGTCAGTTAGAGTTTGAATTGTCACTTGGTACCTTTGATTTATTCTTAAGTGCTTTAGCTTTCAATAACTGGGCAGCAAACAGCTTAACCATTGGTGGTACCGTACGTAAGTCATTAACGCTGGTTAAAGTTTTTGAAGATATTGGGCAGGTGTTTATCTACCGTGGTGTGCAAGTAAATACCGGTGAAATCACCATTCAAACAACTGGGAAAATCACAGGTAACTTTGGACTTGTTGGTAGCTCATTTACCCGTCAGCAAGTCAATCCTGTCACTAATCCTATAGCTGCTTCAACCCGTCCTTTGGTCAGTATGCCAAACGTGGAAAACTTGCTTATTAATGGTCAATCAATTCAAGGTAAAGCGTGCATGCAATCGCTTACGCTTTCAATTAATAACAATCTTGAAGCGATTCGTTGTATCGGGTCCGGCAAATACACACCAGAGTTCTACATTGAAAAGATGATGGATATCGAAGCAAATGCTTCATTCATGTTCTCTTCTACTGCAGCAGGATGGATCGATGCCATTAAAACCCGAGATGTGTTTACTCTGACCTTTGATATTAAAGACAGCAAAGGCAGTAAATACTCGTTTAATTTCCCTCAATTAGAAGTGATGGAAGCCAATCACCCGGATGGTGGTGGTGATGACATCATTACTGTAGACATCAACTTTGCTCAAGTTCGTACAGCTCCAACGATTGTACGTGCTCTTGTGTAATCAGCTTAATCAGTAACAAAGCCTATGGAATCCCATGGGCTTTTTTATTTCAAAAATTTCAGAGGTTGCTATGGCTTTAAAAGTCGGAATTATTAAAAGCTCAGATGTTGCTCAGTGGTGCACATTTGAAACTGAAGGTGGACAGGCAGAGTTTAAAATCCGGGGAATTGGTTATAAGCCCTTTCAAGTTGCATTAGAGAAGGCAGGAAACCAAATCACATCCAAAGGCTATGATGTGATGGTAAAAGATGAAAACGCCAAGCTCTACCATGAATTATTACTGGATGCATGTGCTGCTCACCTGATTGAAGATTGGAAGGGGATAGTTTTTTCTGAGGTTGTGGACGGCCAGCCAGTTGAATCGGAAAAGCCTTATACCCCTGAGAATGCCTCAAAACTTCTCAATCAAGGTGACATTGGTATTTCAATCTGGTTATTCATCAAAGAACAGGCACAGAAGATTCAGGAAGAAGCCGACAAGGACAAGGCTTTAATTCTGGGAAAGTCATCGAGCTCTACAAATACCAAAAAGCGTATGCGTCGAAAACGCCGCACGAAATCGAACAAATCAAGTTCTTAGGTGGTCGTATTCCTGATCCGCCAGAGTATTCTTATGCGGCTGACTCCATTCTTTCGGCATTTAGCACTATTTGCAGATCCAGACGGTATGAGCAGGGTATCCCGTTATCTTTAGATCAGCAGGCAATCAATGTCTATGCAGAGCATAATGATTTGCCCGTGGCTACTCATATCTTTAATGACTGTATTTTTGCATTGGATAATTTGTTTTTGGATGAGGTGCATAAGAAAGCGAGTAAAAAATAGAAATCTATATTGCATTTGGCAAAAATCAAAGATAAATTGATGTCTCATACTTCTCACTCTTTGAGTAAGGGCCGCCGGTCGAATGTCGGGCTTTTTTTGTTAAGTGGTAATTCACCTACAAAGGAAAGCATGATGAAGAACCTTACTCATGCAGAACCCTATTTCATCATGCGTGAAAAAAAGGAACTGCAAAAGAGACTTTTAGATAAGAACAATGAACTATTGGAATTGATGCAAAGAGTTGAAAAATACTTGATGAGGATAGAAAAATAGAGAGTTGTCTTTCTACAAAAAAGCCCGCCTAATCAGCGGGTTTATTTGTTTCTAGCTCTTCAATTCGTGCCATTAGTTTTTCAATTAAAACAGTTGCGCGATCTAAATTCTTATTGCTCATATCTATAAGCTTCATAACTTCAGTTGGGATTTTCTCATTTATATCAAGGCTTTCTTCAAGTCTTGCAACTATTTCAGCAGTTAAAGATCTTTCATTGTCTTTAGCCTTCTCTTCTAATAATTCTTTGAGCTTGCTAGGCATTCTAAAATTCACTTGAGAATAATCTTTAGCCATGGACCATATACCGCAAATTGACAATTAACTAATCATATATAGCAAAAGTGCTTTACACAATGAAGCAAGAGTGCTATAAAGTAAAAATGCTATATAGCAAAGGTGCTTTATTGGAGGTAAAAATGACAAGGCATGATAAGCAAATGAACGTTCGTATGGCACATGAAACAGTAAGTGAATTAAAGGAGGTAGCAAAGAAAAATCGTCGATCGGTAACGGCTCAGTTAAATCAAATCATAGAAGACTGGCTAAAAGAACAGAAACAACAGGATGCGAAAGCATGAATCTAATAGACAACAAAAAAGCCCGTGACTTTGGCGAGCAGGGCTTAATTGATGTCAATACAGGAATATTAACTATGACTATAGTAGCAGAAAAAATTGATTTACAACATACCTTAACTGGCGATCAGGTACTTGATCTGGTTGAGGTGGATATTGGTGGTGACAAGCAGTTTGCTGTAGATGCTAGATCTTTGCACTCATTTTTAGAAGTTGGGCGTGATTTTACAACTTGGATTAAAGCAAGAATTGCAAAGTACAGCTTTATAAAAGAAGTAGACTACACAATTGTTGAAAGTTTGAGCTCACCAAAACAGGGGAGCTCAAAATCTAGACAGCAAAAGCAGACTGATTATTTCCTGACTTTGGACATGGGTAAGCAATTATCCATGGTAGAGAACAATGAAAAAGGGCATGAAGCTAGACGTTACTTTCTTCGATGTGAAAAATTAGCTTTTGAAGCCATGAAAGAAAAGTTCATGGGCGGTGCAATTGGAACACGAAAAGTAATTTCACCTGAACAAAAGGATTCATTGCAGAAAATTGTTGATGCTAAGGTGAACGGCAACAATGGATTAAGAGCACAAGTTTGGACTCGACATAATCGGCATTTCAAAATTAACTCTTATCATGAACTTCTAGCCATACACTTTGAGGACTCTGTGCAGTATTTGTTAAGCATGGAAGTAAAAGGAAAGGTAGAGAATCCATTAGTACCAATGCAAGTAAATAATGAACCTTGGAACGACACCGATGTTCAGTTCTTAATGTGGTTTGTGCCTAAGATTTCAAAAATTATTAAGAACGATATTTATCCGGCACTGAGTATCTTGCGCAGTGAATGTGCTGCACAGGTAATAGGGATAACTCAAGAGATGGCGGTACATGCCAATGCATTAAATCGAAGAGCATTGAAGCATGGTATGACGCACTATTCACAACTAGGTGGACAACCCATCCATACAATTGAATGGTATTTATCTTAATTAAATAAGACCCGCCTAGTGCGGGTTTTCTTTATGTGACATTTAGTAACCACTTGTTAAATTACCCTCAAATATGAGGGTGTTTTTATGTAGAGAAAAGCCCCGAAGGGCTTTTTTGTTAGAAGACTACCAACCACCAGAAATTCGCAAAGCACCAGCTAGCATTCCCGATTCCATCAATGGATGAAACCAACGGTCGCTATAATGTTGATTGCCTGTTGTGTAGCTTATGGTTTTTAAATCATCACTAATGATTTTTCTATTAAGTGGCCCTCTTAAATCCATTGCCCGAGTAAGTTTTAGAACTGCAATATTAGTTTTAAAAGCATATTCAGCTAAGTAGTGTCCTTGCTCGTTGTTAAGCATATGTACTGCTCGATAGATTCGACTAGTCGCAAAGTTTTGGGCAATAATTGCATCAATAAGGTTCTTAAGGAGTTTAAATTGATCTTCATTAAACAAAGAACCTTGTTTTTCAGCCTTGCTGTACATAGCAATTAAGTGGTGAACATACTCCACAGCCACAGGTATTACATCGTATGGAATTTCATCAATATGCTGAACATTGAAACGCTGATGAACTAATTTATAAGCATCGCTGTAATTCAAATGCTTAGTTTTAGCTACTAAAAGATTTACTGCATTGGTTAAAGGTTCACGCTCTGATTTGTGAGTTTTGGCAACTGGTGCGCCAATTTCTTTATCAAGAACATCAAGAACCCATTTTCGAAACTGCTTTGCTACAGAAGTACGTGCAAAGAAGGTGATTAAATGGCAACCACGAAGCGAAAAAACACGAATAGTTTTTTCTAGATTTTCGGTTTTCTTCGAGAGCCTCAAATTGAGGTTCTCGACGGAACAGCTTGAATTAACAACACTCACTTTGAGGGTCGTTGTCATATCACTTGCGAACTCATCTTTATTTCGTTCATAGATTTGAGTAACCGCATTTGATTTTTCATAACCAAGTGCTTTAGCTAATTCACTAGCCGAAAGCCAGATCTGGTTATTATGTTGTACAGGTGAAAAGTTCACTTCATTAAAGGTTAGTGCTAAACTTGTCATGTTGATTTTCCTTAGTCGGGGAATGATACAAAACCCTGTTTGATGTGAGAGTTGGCAGGGTTTATTTTTTTTAAGCTTGATGATTTGAACGCTTTAGTAACCATTCTTCAATAAGAAGGTTTACTTGAGCTGTTAGGCTTCGATGCTCTTTTTCAGTTTCAATTTTTAATTTATCTAGAGTATCTTCTGGAACGCGGATATTAATCTGAGGGTCTTTTCTAGCCATTTTTAATCCCAATGTATAACGGTGATATATTTATATAACGGTGATGCTATTGTGTCAAGCACCGTAATACTATTATTCTTATAAAAAGTTTTTTGAGCTTCAAAGTGATGTCTAGAGCAGACCCGCAAATCAATATTCGAGTGCCTATAGAGTTGAAGAAAGAAATAGAGCATGCAGCTATTGAAAATAGTAGGTCGCTTAATGCAGAAGTTGTTCATAGGCTGCAAGACAGTTTGAGTAGAGTGAAGGTTAATAAATCTGAACTCACTACCGAGGAACTTATGGAAGAGCTTTCTAAAAGGTTTGGTGGGTTGAATGTAAAAATTACTCCTAGTGAAGAATAATAAATAGAGCAACAATATAGATGGCTAAACAAAGAAGGCTTCTTAAAACTCCGCCAGAAAAATTGCATGAACTTCTACAAATGCAAAAATTTATTGATGAAGAAATCATCATGGAGTTAAGTGCGGACCGGACAACAGCATCCTACAGAACAAGGGTGGTCATGGATGAACTGATGACAACTATCCCTGGGTTGGAGTTGAAACTAATATCCAACAGAAGCCCAAATGGATTCGTTTATCACAGTTTTTCTTTAATATTTAATGTTATCAACCACTCAGATGTTTTTGCACAACTTGAGATTGAACCCAGCGACAAGTTGAGTCATCGCAATGAGGATGGTTCAGAAATTTATGGTGCTCATTGGTATATAATTGGAGAAACGACCAAAGTTAAGGATGATGAATCGTTTGATTGGTATAATTGGTTTAAAGAATTTAGAATTAAGACCAATTTAACTATTTTTGGTCAGTGTCATCAACCATTTGAAGGAGAGCTTATATGAGTAATGTTGCTAGCATTATCCAGTCATTGGGCTCTGAGTGCTTTGATAAAGACAAGGAGTGGCTGGGAGTAACTACACCACACTTTTTTGCTGATGGTCGACCTTCAACCTATTATATTAAGACCTCTAAAGATCGTGTTTGGATTCGTGATGTTGGTTTAAACATGAGAATGTTTGCAGATAATTTGCCAATGCCAGACAAGGCAAGGGAAATTATAAAACGTCAAATCAACCAAACTTCAGACAGCATTCTGTTTAATGGAACTGAATTGCAGATCGAGGCTTCTATCGCGGAACTCAAACCAGCGATAAGTGCTATGCTTGGCCTATTATCTCGAATTACATCATATTGCCCTAGCTCTTCTGAAGAACAATCTTTTGATGAGGTTGTGACTAAGATTAAGGGCTTCTTATTTTTGCAATATGGAAGCGCCTTGGAGCAAAATATTGATGTACTTGGTGCCTCAGGAGCTAAACACCATTTTGCTTTTAAAGCAGGATCAAAATTTATTGATGTGTGTGAACCAACCTCTGAAAATACAGGGAAGCTACTGAGAAAAGGTTTAGACCTCTCCAATTTTGTGGAAAATCTATCATTACAAGTTTTTATGGATGATAGAGAAAAGAGTAAAGCCTTTAAAAGAGAAGCAGAGATATTGTCAAATCTGTACGCTGTAACGCCGATCAGTAGAGTTTTGAACCTAACCTCCTAACGAACCGAAACCTGTGCTATAAATACCCTCAAATATGAGGGTATTTTTATGAAAAAGATTATTTTATTAGGTTTGGTGGTTTTACTAGGTGGGTGCAAAGAAGCTAATACTGGGGTTGATAAAAAAGTATTCAATTCAACTTATGATAAGTGTGTTGATTATCTAACCAACTCATTAAAAAGCCCATCCAGCCTAAAGATTGGAGAGGCAAATATCTCTACAGTTATTCCGCCAGCTGAGGATATTACTAATGTATTTGGTGATCTAATTACTAAAGATGGAATAGTAAAAGACAGTATCAAGGAAGAGAAAGCTAGGTTCCGAGAATTAACAGTTGATATTGATTATGAGGCCCACAACTCATATGGAGCGTCAATAAGAGGATATTATCAATGTAGCTTTATTTATCGATTGAATAAAGATGAGGCAAGCCCTGAGCCATTGAATACTTATCTATACAAGTTGAAAAGTGATGGTGAAGATATTGGGTTGTCTGCACATATTCCTCTTGCTGAGTTTCAAGGTTCAAACTTTTATTTAAATAAAGCTATTAAAAGAGTTGTTGGTGTCAAAGATAGTCCATTCAATGAAATTGACAACAAGCGCTATAAAGAAATTGAAACAATCTATAGAAATCAAAAGCACGAAAGAGAAGCTGAGAAGTTGCGTGAAAGTTGGGATGAATCTATGCCTAGTGTAGAGGTGGCAGCAGCAGCTGCCGCGGCTGATATTGCAGCCGTAGCTGATGAATCTGATAGATAGTTAAGTTTAGTTACTAACCCACTCATTGAGTGGGTTTTTTATTGCCTAGAGGAAAGTAAGATGGCACAAGAATCACGTCTCGTCATTGTAATTGATGCAAAAAATGCAGAACGAAATGCGCGCAATCTAGGCAATGAACTGGATAGTATTGAGCGTAAAGGTGAGTTTGCATCTAAGTCTATGGACAACTTATCTGTAGCTACGCGAGCACTAGCTGGGTATATGGCTGGGCTAGTAACAGTAAGTTCTGCCATTTCAAAGATGGATACATATACTGGACTACAAAACCGTCTTAAGTTGGTCACTAATAATCAAGTTGAACTAAATAAAGCAACGGAAGACACTTTCCGAATTGCTCAAAAAACCTATTCGGCTTGGGATTCTGTGTTACAGGTCTACCAGCGTTTTAGTGATAATGCCAAAACTTTAAACCTCACAATGGATGACACAGCACGTTTAACTGAAACAGTTTCTAAAGCTGTAGCAATTAGTGGTGCAAGTGCAGAAGCTGCTGATGCAGCTTTAGTTCAATTCGGACAAGCGTTAGCAAGTGGTACATTGCGTGGTGAAGAGCTTAATTCTGTAATGGAGCAAACCCCGGCATTAGCAAAGGCTATTGCTCAAGGCATGGGGATCACCGTAGGAGAGTTGCGTTCAGTTGCGGCTGAAGGAAAAATCACTTCACAGGAAATCGTTAAAGCGCTTAAAAATGTTCAAAATGATGTAGATGCATTATTTGCTAAAACTGATATTACAATCGGGCAGTCTCTCACACTCCTAAACAATGAAATTACTAAATTTGTAGGAGAGGCTGGTAAAGGAAGTGGAGCAGCACAGGCTTTATCAGGATCGATTCAGTTACTAGCAAATAATTTGAATTTAATTGCAGACAGTGCATTTGCCATAGGTATTGGCTTAATGACAAAAGCCGTTTTAACAAAAACGGTTGCTGTACAAGCGAGTATTGCTGCGTCAACCAAACAAGTGTTTGCCACAATTGCTGAACGTAATGCAAATATTGCAGCAGCAAAAGCTGAAGTGGAATCTGCGCTTGCCGAAGCACAAAGTACGCAGGTGACACTAACGAACATCAAAGCTACTCATGCTCAGATCATGGCAGAAATAGAACTCGAAAAAGTTCGTTTAAAAGCCCAAATCACTGAACAAGGTCGCACGGCTACCATCACACGAATGGCTCAGCTAGGACGATTACAAGCTCAAGTTGCGTTAGAGGTTGCTGCTGCGGAAACAGCACAGTCTGCAGCTTCATCTAGATTATCAGCAGCCTTAACAGCGCAATCTGTTGCTACTAGCCGTTTAGCTTTAGCAAAGTCAGCGCTTATGGCGATTTTTAGCCCAATGGGTTTAGCAATTGCAGCAACAGCCGCATCTTTCTATTTACTAAGCAGCAGTTCGGATGAAGTCAAAGAGTCTCTTGCAACACAATCTGACTCGGTTAGTGATTTAACAGATAAGTACATAAAGTTAAATACTGTGCAAGCATTAACAGAGGGTGTGCGGTTACGCAAAGAGATTGAGCAGCAAAATGATGCAATTGATGATGCTAGTGGAGCTATCAAACGTTTTGCTTATATCCAAAAGGAATTATTTAAATTATCTGGCAGTGATTATGAAGATTATCAAAATGCCATTAAGTCTATTGCTACAGGTGCAAGCGATGCAGGTGATCTCTTAAAAAAGATGATTTCATCTGGTCGTTTTAGTCAGAATCAAATTGATAAACTCATTGAGTTCTCTAGTGCAGTAGCAGAATCAAAAAATAAGATTGAGCAAGGTAATACTGCTCTAAAACTCTTAAATGCTACTTCTAGACAACATGTTGAGGTAACGGCCGAATCAATTAAGCAATTAACAATTCAAACAAACTTAACAAAAGTCGCTACTCAAAATTTCACTGACATGAAAACACAAATGCTTGATTCATTACGAGCACAAGTGGAATTCATTCGGTTAAATGGTGGTAGCGAAGAACAAGTTAAATCGTTGAATAAGGTAATTCAGGCATATTCTTTAAATCAAATTTCAGCAACTGATGCTGTGAGTAAGTTCAATAGTACAGCCAAAATTCCTGCTGAAAATATCAAGGGGTTACAGGATCATGCTACTAAAACGGATCAGTCTAAAATTGCGTTGAATCAGGCTAATGCAGAGCTAAAGAAACAGAATGACTTGCGTAATGAGTATCTAAAGCAACATCAAACTGTACTTGCTGCTCAACAAGGAGAAACAAATGAATTAAACAACCAAGTCGCTGCTCAAGAAAAGTTAAATAAGTTACGAGACAACGCCAACAAAGATATTCTGAAAAATGATTTTCTTATAAAAAACACTAAGGCATTTGGTGGTGGCGAAAAGGGTCTTGATAAGGCGCGTGCGGCATCAGAGTTTTATACCGACAATAAAATTCCGATGACTAGAAGTTTAACTAGTCAGGAAGCTGCAATTTTTGAGGCTTGGTATAAGAAGCAGAAGGAAGCCAAGGACTTACAAGAAAGTATTACCGAATCTAGCAGAAAGCAAACCAAGGAAAGTGAGAAAAAACTTAAAATCACACAAGCTGAATTGGAAGTAGCCAAGCGATCTGCTGCTTTAATTGAATCGAGTGGTTTAGGTAAATATGCTGAAAGCAAAGGGATACCATCAAGTGTAATTGCAGGCTTATTGGCTCAAGAATCTCAAGGTATTCGAGAAGCTAAGAGTCATACTGGTGCAATAGGATATTTTCAAACAACCAGTGGTTATCGTAAACAGAACAATATGTCTGTTGCTGATAGTTATGACTTGGAAAAGTCGGGCAAAATTGTAATTGATAATATCGCCAAGGTTTATGAAAAAACAGGTGACTTGGCTCAGGCAATACTTTCCCATAATGCAGGTGAGGGTGGAGCAAGACAGTTTACTAAAACTGGCAAGGTTAAAGGCAGTGCAGAGCGAAATAAGGAGGTTTCGCAGTATGTAGCTAAGGTTTCAAGGTATTCCGATATCATTGCTGGTGGTGTTGGCAAAGGCGGTTTATCCGATGGTGATAGCGATAGAGCCTATGGAAAGCAAATCAAGGCACGTTTAGAGTTAGTTAAGCAAGGTCTAAACCTTCAAGAGCAATATGAGGAGGAGCAAGCGAAGCGAACCAAGGCTCGTAACGAAGAAATTAACCTTGCGCAACAAACGGGTCAAACAGCCTTAATTCCTAAAATCAAAGAGCGATATAAAGCTCAAGATGAACTCGCCAAACTTCAGCAAGATTTTGAAGTGAATGGTTATAAGTGGACTGAGAAGCAAAAGCTTGAGTACACATATGAAACCAATTCTTTGCGATTAGTTGCTGAGGGTAAACTCTCTGAAGATCAAAGAAAGGTTGCTTTAGGTGGCCTGGAATTGCAAAAACAGCAAGAGTTAGGATTACTAAAACTTGCTCAAGAGCAACGTTTGTTTCAGGCTGAGCAATTCATGCTGGGAGAAATGGAGCGTATCAAAAAACGTTATGCTCTTGAGTATGATGAAATATCAAAAATCACTGATCTTGAAGAGCGTAGAAGGAAGATGAGTGCATTTCAGGCTGATTTTATTCGTAATGGTGTGGGGAATCCAACAATTGATCAGTATGATACCTCTAGTCAGTTTCTTAAATCGACAAACTACACCAAGCCCAAGCAAACCAATATGCAAGTATTGGATGAAGATTACGCTCAAACTTATCAAAAGTTGAAAGATAATCTTGCAGCTGTTTTGGAGTCTGAAAAAGCTAGTTATCAGGAACGATTGGAGGCGGAGCGCGTATTCAAAGAAGCAAGACAGCAAATGGATAATGAGTACCACCTGAAGGCGATTGATGCAAGAAAAGCAGATCACGACAGTCAATTGCAATTATACAGTCAGATGATTTCATCTGCTTCAAGCACATGGGGAGGTTTAACTCAAATTGTTAAGGATGCGCGTGGTGAAAATTCACGCTCTTTCAAGGCAATGTTTATAGCTCAACAATCCTTTGCTATTGCTTCTGCGATTATCTCTGCTCATTTGGCAGCTACACAAGTAGCTGCTGATGCAACGATCCCATTTTTTGGGGCAAAAATTGCGGCTTCAACCGCCATGCTTGCTATGGGATATGCAAATGCTGGTTTGATTGCTGGGCAAACAATAGCTGGATTCTCAGATGGTGGTTTTACCGGATCTGGTGGGAAATATCAGCCTGCTGGTATTGTCCATAAAGGCGAGATTGTATGGTCCCAAGAAGACATTAAAAGATGGGGGGGAGTTGGTTTAGTTGAGAAAATGCGTAAGAGTGCAAACCCTGAAGCTTTTCTCAATAACAATGCCTCGGCTGATAGTGTCATGCGCCGTGCAATGATGAGCTCTAATGCCTTTATAGAAAGCCAAAAGCAATCTGATATCTTTAATCAACCGGTTCAAGATACTCAGATTATTTATAAGGGTAATAGAAGCGTACCTATCACTTCTTCTTCGGCCAGTTCTGATCTATTCCACGATGGCAAGGTCTACTTCTCATCAAATGGTTTTGTTCAGGATCGATCAAATCTTGAGGATGTTCAAGATTTCACGATGGGTCAAGCTGCTCGACCTCAAGCTGAGATTATGCCTTCAATTGAGCCTGCTTCACCGACAATCAATTTCAAAATTGAAGTGATTAATCAGGTGAGTGGAGCGACAGTTGAAGCTGAACAACTGGATGAGCAAACAGTCCGGATCATTGTTACAGATGAACTGGATAAGCAGCTTCCAAGAAAGGTACCGAAACTTGTAAGTGACCAAATCGCAAATCCAAACTCAACTATTAGTCGGTCTTTGACTGAGAATACGACAGCAAGACGGAATCGATAGCTTTAGAAGTACACGTATAAGGAGAGAAATATTAATGGAATGTAACGGATGCCTTTTAAAGCCACAGGTATAAGGAGAGATGAAATTTAAAGTTAACAGTATAAGGAAGAGGAGCTGTTGACACCTTAACCCTAGACCTACTTCTAAATCCTCTTGACAGCAAATAATATGAAAGGACCACCTTCGGGTGGTTTTTTTATGCTCGTATGCGGAAAAACCGCAGGAGGTAATACACATTGGAAATATTTAAACTTCCATAAAAGCAAAAACCCCAGTGCGCCAACACTGAGGTTCTTTGATATCACTATTAAAATAGGAGACATCTACATTCTATGTCCAATAATAATCGATTCACTTTTAAGATTCTAGGAGTCGTTACAGTGGAAATTGTAAAAGTTACCCCGAGGGAAGTTCGAAAGACCATAACTCGCGTAGCAATATTGCTTTTTTTAGCAATAATTCTATTAAAGCTCCCCGCATTAATTACGGCCATTAGATGGTGGTAGTAGTGAAAATTAATCCATAGAGCCGACCTAAGTAAAGGTCGGTTTTTTATTGCCTGAAGGAAAGTTATGTACAAGTTAAAGCTAAATCCTCAGACCAGCGGCTATGGCGTAACACCGGGTGATGATGTGAAACGTCAGCAGATGGACGGCGGTCGTGGTCGCTATTACATCGATGTAAAACGTAATAGCCACATTGTTGATGTGAACTGGAATTTAAGTAAAACCGATTTCAATAAAATGATGGCGTTCTGGCGGGTATACCAGAACAAGCCAGCCTCATTTTATGCGGATCTGGTGATTGATCAGGGAGCTCGTCAGCAATACCTGTGTAACTTCATTCCGAACTCGTTCAAGACCAATGAAGTGAATGGCAACCTTTACCGGGTAAATGCACAGCTCGAAGTTGTTCAAAACCAGCCTAACCTTACTGCCGATATCGCTTTGATTAAGGATTGGGAGGTCTAATGGATAACGAATATGCCAAATTCTTTTTCAATCGGAAAGTTGATGTCTATCAATTGGAGTGTATTGAGCTTTCTCATCCTTCTTTTATGAATACATACCGAATAGTCCGTAATGATGACCGAGGTGTTTATGTTCAACATAAGGAGGGATCCGGTCAGGTCTATTATGAATTTTTGCCAGCATCTATTCAAAGATCCGGAATGCTGGGTGATCTGGACCAGACATTAACAGTCTCTATATCTGGTTTAGGTGATGTAATGCCGGATGAGTTTGAACGGGTAATCGAAGGCCAATATCCCGATGTAAAGCCAACAGTAAATTACCGGATTTACAGTTCAGACAATCTGAATTCTCCAATGTTTTATTTACTCGGACTACAACTCTCAAGTGTCGCCATGAACCATAAAGCTGTGACATTCAAGGCTGAATCACCACGATTAAATACCACTAAAACTGGGGACATTTTTGCACTGGATCGCTTTAGTGGTTTGAAGGGGGCTATATGAAAAGTCATGATCATTTGCTTGATAAGCAATACGATGACGAACACTACAACTGTGTTCACTTTGTTCATGAAGCTGCAATGGACCTATACGGCATAGATCGGGCGGAAGCACTTGAACTCTTTATGCAGCCTAAGGGCAAAATTACTTTTTTATCTTCACGGTTAAAACTTTTAAATCCGCTACCCATGCCCAAGGAAGGCTGCATAGTCGCCTTCCATCCGAGACAAAGAAATAAGCCCCCGCATGTGGGGCTTTTTCGTGGGCAAAAGATTCTTCACCTCATGGAAAGCGGAGTCACTTATTTGCCTGAAGAGGTTGTGATGGGAATGGGGTTTAATCGGGTCAGTTATTATGATTAAAGTTATTTATAAAAAAGACGCTTTGTCTGAAGAAAAGACAATTGAACAGGCTCAAACCATTGGGCAATGGCTCACTTCAAAATATGAACATATGCCTGAGCATGTCCGTATTTTTCATACCATAAGCAATATGGATCATGCGGAAATTTCATTTGCGAATGAAGTCACACCGAAGAATGCATATGAATTAAAGCAGCTCGATTTCTTGCCAGGCACTTTCATTGTAATTGAGAATCCCAAGGGTATAGACCCCATAACTCTAGCTTGGATAGCGGTTGCTTCTATAGTTATGGGTGTGGCTGTTGCATTATTAATGCCTGTGCCCTCAATTACCCAAACCAACCAGAATAACAATCAATCCTCGTCTGCAAATAACGAATTATCAAACCGTGAAAATAAAACTCGCGTAAATGGTCGTATCGCAGATATTTATGGTGCCGCTCACGATACCCCTGATCTGATTACTGTGCCTTACAAGGTATATGAAAACAATGTCGAAGTAGAGCATGTTGTTGGTTGTATTGGTCGTGGTCACTATAAAATTAACGGTGCATATGACGGTGAAACCAACATTGTTGATATTGCCGGCGCATCGGTAGAAGTCTTTCGACCGGGTGTCGATATTGTCTCGGGTGAGCCATATTTCTCGCTTGGTACCGAAATTACAACTCCACCCTTAACAGTTCAGCATCAAACTTCTGTTAATGGCCAAGTTTTACGTCCTGCTGATACACAATCTTTAGAAGGTACGAACTACCTTCATTTTGCATATCCAAACGAGATTCTTCGGGCAACGGCAAACAACACAGATTTAACCACTAAGTTTGTAAGTAATGACCGCGTAGAAATCACGAATGCCTCATTCACGTTTAACGGCCAGACTTATGATTTAAACGGCACTTACAGTGTTCTATCGGTAGCTGATGATCGAATGACGTTATCAAATCCGGCGGCCGTTAATGCTAACTGGTTAAAGCTTAAAGAGTTAAATAACCAGCAAACAGCAGCTTTATCACCAAAGATCAGTTCAATAGGTGAAAAGTGGATTGGTCCATTCATTCTGGACAATGTCGAACGAAGTCGGGTGCTATGTAACTTTGTGGCCACAAATGGACTTTACACAGTTTCTTCAGGTGGAAATCAGGGAGCTGTAAACGTCACGATTGAAGTAGAAGTAACGCCGGTAAATGAATCGGGTGCAGCCATTGGTAATCCAATGCTAAAGCAGATCATTCTAAAGGGTTCGGCAAAGTCACGTCAGACAGTTGGCGCAACGCTGGATATGGTGACATTTCAAGGTCGCTGTAGTGTCCGTGCACGTCGTTTAACACCAACACCGGCGGTTACAACGGTAGTAGATGAAGTAAAGTGGCAGGCGCTTTATGGTGCTTATCCTTTGCAAAGCACAGTGTATGAACATGAAACGGTTTTTCGTGCGCGCACTTATGCAACCACTGGAGCTTTATCTGTTAAGTCCCGCAAGATCAATTTTGATCTTCAGCGGATGTTACCGACTTTTAAAAACGGCGCAATGACGACAGAGCTATTTCCAACATCAAGCTTTGCTGATGCATTGGTTTCAATGGCACTGGATGACAAGATAGGCCGCCGTACGATCGACGAAATAGATCTGGAAAATATCTATCGGACTTATAACGATGTAGTTGATTATTTTGGTACACCACTTGCGGCTGAGTTCTGTACTACGATTGATGATACAAACCTGTCTTTTGAAGAGCTGGTCACCAATCTATGTGATGCAGTTTTTTGTACCGCTTATCGACAAAACAACAAGCTCAAGCTTTATTTTGAACGGCCAACTGATAACTCGGTAATGCTGTTTAACTTCAGGAATATCATTCCAGATAGTTACAAGCATGATCTAACCTTTGGCGTGATGGATGACTACGATGGACTGATCTATGAATACACGGATCCGACCGACGATAGTCGTATCAATATCTATTTGCCAGACAAAGGAGCAAAGAACCCGAAAGAAGTGAAATCCGTTGGGGTACGAAACAAGTGGCAAGCTCATTTTAATGCGTACCGGATCTGGAACAAGCTTCGGTATCAACGTAAATCCATCACCTTTGATGCGGCGCCTGAGTCTGAATTGCTTGTGCTACGTGACCGTATTGCTGTAGCAGATTATCGCAATGGTATTCATCAAAGCGGGGAAGTGGTACAGCAAGAGGGTTTAATCCTCACCTTAAGCCATGATGTAGATTTCATTGCAGGCAAGAGTTATGTGATCTATCTGCAAATGGGGGATGGCACCGTGGACCTGATTCCCGTTACGCCGGGTTCAGCCAAGAACAAGGTGGTTTTAGACCGTTTGCCGAACAGTGCATTAAAGCTAAGTCCAGATGATTTTGTTAATACTATCTACACCGTAGTTAATGACGATACCAAAGGCTCATTGCCTTATCTGGTTGCAAAAAGAGAACCGGCTGACCAGTTCTCTAATACAATTACTGCAATTAATTACGATGAACGTTATTACCTCAATGACAAGGACTTTATTGATGTGCCGGTAGATGATTCACCGATTTATATTCGATATGACCAGCTTGATATTAATCTGGCACGTTTATATCAAATGCAAAGAGGTGATTTACCAACGACTGGCGAAATCAGTTTTGTAGTTGAAGCAGGTGCACTGGTTTCAAGTTCAAGTTCTTATCGACCGGAAACCAGATTTGTCTATAAATTCAACTATAAGTCTAGTCCTGCAAAACAAGAGTATATCGTTCCTGCTGCAACTGAATTACCAGCGATAGATACAGGGGAGTTCCCACCTGATCTGGTGGTGAATCTAACGATTAAAGGTGCTGTTGTTGGACGTGGTGGAGATGGCGGTTTGCCTCATTTGGCCTTTGGCGCTTGGGAAACGGATCCGGATTACAACTTTACCAAAACCCGCCGTGATGGATTTCAAGGTGCACCAGGTTTATTAAACCGACACAGCAAACTAAACCTGATTATCGATGGAGGGACGTTAGCTCGAGGCGGTTCAGGTGGTGGAGCAACACCAAGTGGTATTTATACAGGATTATCGTATGGGGTTCAGGGTATTCCGGGAGGAGCTGGTGCACCTTTTGGTCGGGTAATGACAGGACAGCCTATTACTAGCGACTCACAAGATTGGCGTTGGTACTTAAATGGTGACTTTATGGTTGTCAAAGTAACCGATGCTGAAGCTGCAGTGCCCGGTAAAGGTTACCGAACCCAAAATGACCGTTATGGGTCTCCATTATCAGGTGATGGCGGAAATTGGGGCCAGCGCGGCACCAAATCTACCAATGATGGAACATGGAATTGGCAATACCATGGCACAACTGAAGGTCAGCCGGGGCCAGGGGGACCTGCAATTGTTGGGGTGGCACCACTTACAACTCAATTGATCAATGGAGGGAAAATCTTACAAACCCTTTAAACCTTAAAATAACTTTGAGCACCCAATTCGGGTGCTTTTTTATTGCCTAAACGAAAGGGGGAAGGCATGACTGAAAATGAATCATATGGGTTGAGATTTGAAAAGAAAATCGACTCCATTCAGAGTGATATTCGCATGTTGTCAGATCATGTTACTCGACTGACTTTTATTAATGAAGCACACAAAGAGACTAGCGAACAGAACAAAAAGGATATCGATACATTGGATATCAAAGTCGCCAATTTAGAAAACCGCACAGCAGCGCAAGATGGTGGAATTTCTGTGCTGCGTGTATTGCTAGGAATATTTGCAGGAATCGTATTTTCGCTGTGCGCTTGGGTTGGATCTTCAATTATTCAATTAAGCCAAGATCAATCTTTAATTAAAGAAAAAGTATCACGGTTAGAGGAAGCAGGACGATGAATAGTGAAAATACAAGAGCTTATCTAGCTTTCGCATTAGTGGGACTGATGTTTGTTTTAGTGATTGCTTTATTTTTTGTGGATATGCCGCGAGAAAACAGCAATCTGATTAATACGGCATTGGGTTTTATTGCTGGGGCTATGACAACAGCATGTGGGTTTTATTTTGGTAGCTCTGAGTTAGAGAAAAAGAAAGGTGAATCCAATGACAACTAAACCATTCTTCGATGCTGCCCGAGTAATTGCAGGCGGCAAGCTTACACAGGCGCAAGTAGACGATCTAAATAAAGTGGTCGAAAAACTTGCACCAGGTGGAAAAACTACAAGTGATGATGGTATAGATTTAATAACTAGTTTTGAAGGCACGCGATTCAATGCTTACGATGATGGTGTAGGGGTTTGGACCATTGGTACTGGCACCACAGTTTATCCAAATGGCGTGAAGGTCAAGAAGGGCGATACTTGCACAGCAGAACAAGCTAAGACTTACTTTAAACATGACTTGGCTAAATTCGAAAAGACAGTTAATGAATCTGTGACAGCGCCTTTAACTCAAAATCAATTTGATGCTTTGGTATCGCTGACTTACAACATTGGCTCAGGTGCTTTTAATAATTCAACCTTATTAAAAAAACTGAATAAAGGTGACTATCAAGGCGCTGCTGATCAATTCCTTGTCTGGAATAAGGCAGGCGGTAAAGTCATGAAAGGTCTAGTTCGTCGCCGAGAAGCAGAGCGAGCACTCTTTTTAAAGAAGTAACTTATATGTGTAAGCGTACTAAAGTTGCAACAATCATCACATTGCTGTGCCTCCTCTTCTCAGGTTGCACAGCTCACACAATTAACACGTCTGTAAATGTTGGTATTTGTGTAAAAGCCCTTTGAGTAGGGCTTTAAGTAAAAGATATAAGTTTTAAGATACCTACTTATCTTCGCCAAAATTTTGATGAAGGACCTTTATCCTTTTCCCATTTTTCTGCCAATCGCTGAGTCTCTGCATAGATAGCTTTTCTATTCTCTTTACGTCTTAACTCCATTACATAGGGCTCTAATGTTTTCCAATCTCTAACAAGGATCCCTTTCTTCATTCTTTTATAAATTTCTTCATCCAATGCCTTCTCAAAGATTCCAGACGCAATGAATTCATAGTGATTCAGAATTGTCATAATGACGTCATTCTCTTCTGGATTATCTGCAAGTTCCTCACAAGCAAGTTTGGTAAAGTTCATCCCTTGTTTCTTATATTTCCCAAACTTTTCTTTAATATCGCGGAAGTACATATCCTGAGTTTCTGACAGAACTAAGTCTACAGTTGCACGTTTCTTTGCTTGAGCTTCATTTCTCCTAAGAGTATATATAGCAATAAGCGCACTAATAAAAAATACTAAAGTTTGAATCCAAAATGCAATGTTGCCGCCCCAGAATGTTGGGTCTTGTACTTGTGCCATGTTTTACTTAAGAAATTAAAATAAAACCAAGTATATATAAAAACAAAAAACCACTCTATATTAGAGTGGTTTTTGTGGTTAAGGATTCTAGAAATCCCAACCTTCATTCATTGCTGGATAGGTTGGTAATATAATATTTGTAGTTTTTTTCATAGGTACTCCTATAGTTTCCTTGTGGATAACTGTATGGATTTCTATTATAACTAGTGTGGAACACAGGGCAATGGGTTTTATAACAATATTTTTCATTAGATTTGTGTTGTTTTTAAAAATGTCAAGTTATTTATGGTAATAAAATGCAAGTCATGATCATGGTTTCGGAAGCGGGCAGGATGGAGAATACTTGCAATCTACCCGCTGATTTAGATAAGAACGGGAATGTTCTTAAAATCTATGACTACTCATTAAAAGAGTTGCCGATTAATTTAGATGGTACTGTCACTTACAACGGTAAAAGATGGACCTTTGATATGAAGCAAAATTACCTCTAAACCTGTGGATAAATAGCGCATTACGCCAAATATACGCCAAAATATAGTTAAGTTATTGATTTTATATAATAGATTGGTGCGCTCGGCGGGGATCGAACCCACGACCCCAGGCTTCGGAAACCTGTACTCTATCCAACTGAGCTACGAGCGCGTGTGTGGGGCACATCATAGGAAAAAAACACTTGCAGGTAAAGCACGAAATACGTACCAAGTGAATTTAATGCTTAATTAAACAGCAGCTTGTTATGTTTTAGTTCTTTTGCTGAATGAGCTGAATTGAATAATTAATAGAGTGAAGCGTATGTGCCAGCTCATGAGGGGGAATCCTTGACTCTTGCAAACTGGTAATCCATTGCATTTGGCACATTTTTAGTTCTTGAAGATTTTTAATTTGTTCTATTTTTTGAATAAGTGGTTTGGCCATAAGCCCACAGTATTGGCTTAAGCTTTGTTTCATTAATAGTTGTATTTCTTCAAAAGTAAGTTGTTGAACAGGAATTGGTGGCTGAGTATTTTCAATATTTGAAGAATGGCATGATGGTTCTAGAGAAACTTTAATTTCTCCAGTCAAATCGGCACTTTCATTTTCATCTATGGTGCTTTTTTGTTGCGCTTTTACTTCTAAACTCGTGGTAGGTGATACTGAGAGAGCTATTTGTTCAGTAAATTCTGAATCGTTTTCACTAATAGGGGCAATAAGCTTTAAGTCAATAAGTTGTTGAATGAGTTCTGGTGGAGCAATGCGTTTTTTAAACTCGGTATTGAGAGTTTGAAAATCTTCATGATCAATTAATAGAAGTAAACGTCTTTGTTTGGCATTTAAAGCAATATTACGTTGTTGAAGCGCGACTCTTCCCAAATTGGTTCGATAAAAACCAGCCAT